TCAGAAATTAGAGAAATTCGGAGCGTGGTTCTTCAGAATTAAAACGCCAGTAGTAACAGTTCCTGACTGTGTGTGGGAATTAAACAGATATAAACCATGAGAATATGAGAAATGGAGGGAAAAAAGGTTTGTAGTACCGAGTGGAAATCTGAAACCTTGAAATACCCATTAAGATCGACAGTAAACACTCTTATCCATTTCTTATATTATTTGTATAATTAATAAACAATTTAAAAAATAAACATCATGAAAAAGAACTTAGATTTATTGACAAAGTTGCACTACGAGTTGAACTTAGACAACTTTTTTACAGCGGAGATTTATAGCCATAAAGTTAATCTATTAGGATGGCATACTCCAGAACTAGAAAAATTATTATTTGATAAAGGTTATCAGGTGGAATTTAAAGCAAGTCACAACCAATATGTTTACGATGAATTATTGTGTAAAATTACTCTTGCCGTAAAATAATCAATATAGGAATATTGAAGGTAACGGTTACAGCTATACGTCAGGTTTTGTTTTTCACAAAACTTGCGTATAGGTGGTGTTAGCAGTAGTACGGATTATTAACAAACAAATTATATAAAGATGGAAAATAATGAAAAAGAACATACGTTAATTGACAATGATTATTGGAAAAGTGGCGAATGGAAGCAACCACCTGTGAAAATAAAACACGGAGATTTAGTAGATGTTAAATGTGAAAACTACCCAATTATGCTTGGTAGGTATATTGGAAAAGGATTGGGTGTTGTTGAATTGTATAATTATGCAACAGGTGTTAGTTACCATATTGGTAATGTTGTTTCAAGAGGATTAGATAGAAACCCACGCTTAATATCTGATGAAAATTTATTTGAGTTTATAAACGATTAAAAAATATAATATGAAATTAGGAGAATTTATCGAAAATTTTAGCCACAATAATGTGATTAGACTTGTGTACAAAAACAAAGGTGGACACGAAGTGGTATTGGAAGAATGGAACGATGTTTCAATGGATTGGGAAGTAAATAAACAGAAAGGGAAATTTCGACATTTCATAAACAATGAAGTGCTTGGACTTGCAACTATCTCATTTGGTTATGGAACTGGAATACATCACTCTGATGCTTTAAATATTATAATCGAAAAGTTAGACAACCAACCTTGTTTAGATGAAGTTATTGAAGAGCAAAATTGTCATTCCGAAGCAGTATCGTAGTATTACTGCTAACTAGCTGCTACCCGAACAATAGCGTATAAATGTTGTATAACCGATATAAAAAATAAATAAAATGGCTTTAATTGAGATTGACGGATATTGTAAAAATGAAGATATATTTAACAATTCGGAAACGCCTAGAGCGTACATAGGTTCTTACTTTAAAATAACAAAATTAAAGAATAAATTTCTTTTGAATACTTCGGAAATGAAAAGGGTTCTTAAATCAAACGAATACGATTATTCAGTAAATACGGATAGGGATTTAGGCTTATATTTGATTATAATAGTTAAAGATGAAAAGAAAGAATATTTTTGTAACATATTTGACAATGAAGAAGAAAGAGATAAGTTTTTTAATAGTTTAATTGGTAAATAATGAGATTCACAGAAAAACAATTTGAAGTATTCGAAGCCAAAATGATTGAAGGTGGATATGTAAAAAGAAATTACAAGTTCAAGTCTGAAAGTTTCGGTTTTTGGAAAACATTCCATAAAAGTTACGATGAAGAAACGGAAGATAAACAGATAGGTTATCAATTAGCTATTTTAGTATGGGATTGGCGTGAACACAGCCAATTTGATCCAATTTTAAACGAATACCCTTATGGAGTTCAATTAGATTTTATAGCAGGAAATAAAGCAACACCAGATGGAAGATTCGATTTTACTATTTCAGATGAAAAATGTACGGTTGAAAAACTTGAAAGTATTGCAGAAAGGATTTATCAATTGTTATTAACCGATTTTAAATAGAAAGGCATGAAAGCGATAGTAAAACTAATTAATAAAGAACCATTTTTGATTGTAGAAAATGGAAATGATTCAAAAGCAAAATTATGTGAAGAATCTTTAGCGTGGATCAAAAAATATTCCACTTTATTAGAAAGCAAAGGTGTTGTATTTGATGTTTCTTTAACAGGTATGGGTTCTGGATATACTTTTTATTCGATATATCAAGTGATGAATTTTTACTACTTGAAATTTTCAAAAACTGAATTGTTTGTATGTAACGATTCCGAAAGCACAAATGGTTTAGGTGTTACTGAAAAAGAAAACAAAGCAACTAGATTTACTTTTGATGTGGCTAGAGCTTTAAGAGAGGTGATACAACAATCGACAGAGGTTGTAAAAATAACTTATTAGAAAAATAAAATGGGAGTGTTTAGCTCCCTTTTTTTATTGTTATCTGAAATTATTAAACAGCTATATTATTAACGTTTCTGCTTGTTCCATTCTTATTATAACAAAAGAATCCTTCAGGAGCTTTTTTTAAATCAACTTCATTACCCTTGCTGTCATAACATTTGCCGTTATTATCTAAATCTTTGAAGCATGGAACGTTTGTTGGTATAGTTTGTCCACAAGCGTTTTTAGCTCCAACCGCTTCAGGCTTTTTTCTAGTGTATAAGTAATAAGCTCCACCTAGTAAAACTATTCCTAATATTATTTTTGTGTTTTTATCCATCTTTAGTTGTTTTTAATTATACCACTTGAGGCAAACTTGTTATTATTATATCTAATGCTCCGCCTTTACCCATCATTTTACGAATGTAATTTAGTGTTACTGAAGGTATATTTTTATAAATTTTTTCAGGTGTAGAAGTTGCTATTTTATTATTGTTAAAGCCTTTAAGTCCCCAATTATAATAAGGGATAACTCTATCCATTCGAATAGTCCCATTAGCATCCTTTCCCCAAGGTTGATCTATGAGCTGACCTAAAATAATTGAACCTATTAAAATGTTAAGTTCAGGCTTTAGATTATCTACAACAGTTATAGCTCTTGTTTTACCATTTGCATTAAAATTAATTCCGTATGCAGATAATTTAGACTTTTCAGCGTCAGAAAGCCTTCCTGCCTTAAATTCATTCTCTAATTGAGATTTCATGTACGAAACATTTGCTTGCATCAAGTTTTTAGTATATCCTTTTCCTGCGTTATAGATGCCTCCACTTTCAACAACGCTAAAAGCTAACAAAACTGAAACAGGAATATTACTTTGAGCTGCTGCAAATTGAAAAAATTTAGAATACTTATTCCAAGTACCTTCTATTTGTCCTTTAATAGAACTATAGCTCCCCCAAGAAGAAGGTGAAGTTAATCCTTTTGTCGGTACATTTAACGTTAATACAGCCATTTTTAATTTCTTTTAATTAATATTTGTCTATTTTTTTTGTTACCAATAGGTAATTGAAGTAATTTCCATCCTTCATTGTTTTTCTTTTTTATGTAAACATAAATTCCTAGACCTATACCTGCTAAAGATATTAATCCAGTTATAATTAATGCTTTTCTACTTATTGCCATAATAATAATTATTTATATACAAATGTACTATTATTAAATCTTTTTACAAAAAAAAACCTTGCTAAATAAATAACAAGGTCAAAACTATATTAATAAAAAGGAAAGTAATTATTTAAGTATAGTTTTATTTTTTATCCTAAGTCGTACCACGCAAATAGGATTTATTATTTATCTTTTGTTTTAAAAATTTCATCAAAATCAATACTATTTATTACTAATAATGTTTCGATAACTATTATTGATAAAGATACTGCCGTATTAAATATTGGCGTAAATATCAAAAAATAATCACTAACCATAGGTTTTGTTCTGTGTGATGTTATATCTGTAAATAAATATATTAAATTTATTACCAAGCTAATAACATAGATTATTAATACTGTTTTAAGAATCATTTTTTTTCTGTTTTTATAAAATCGTTTTCAATTTTCATTTTTTTACTACAGCACATTATAATAAATTCATTTATTTCTACAATGTTTTTTTCAAATTCAAGAGATTTTTTCCTTTTTTTAACATAAAAAATAACAGTAGAGTGATGTAAATTTAAAGCAACACCAATCTTTTCAAGAGTTTTATATTTTTTAAACTTAGTATTATTTCTTACCCAAAACATTAATAAGAAATGAACCTTGTCTTTTAAATGTTGAATCCGATTCCTTTTATTTAATTTAAACTTTAAAATTGATCTTTCTAACACGAAGTCATAATCTTTACCTGTGTTTGTATTCACACTTTTAAGTGCTTCATTCCTGTACTTACCCATAATCTTGTCGTTTATGGAGCAAATGTAATAATAAATTTGATTCAACAATATGTTTTTGCACATTATTTTCTTGAAAACACAAATAGGAGCATAAAGCCCCTATTTATCTTACCTATCATATTTCATCTTAGTATTATCAGTACAAATATACTAATTTATTTTAATTGCTTTATTTATTTGACGTACATAATCCTGAGGGAAAAATAGATTATTCATATCTTCCAATACGAATATCATTTCTAAATCTACAGCATAAGGCAAAACAAACATTGAGCAAATATCTCTATTGTAAATTTTTGTAGTTTTTAATTTAAAGCCAAACCATCTATTTAATACGGCTTTTGCTCCATTTATAAAGTCATATTTTATTTTTACCGAATCCTGCTTTTGTAGAATTTTACTCAGAGATTTATTAATTAAATGTTGAGTTTTTGTTGATCTAACTATAGTGAAATCAGAATAACCTTCAATTCTTTCAGAAAGTCTTTCTGGATGAACTCCGTTTCCATTTGAATCAATTAAGAATAAAGCCCCACAAATATTTCCTACAACTCCAACATGATTATAATAAGCTTCCGAATCAGACTCTTGTATTATTTTAGAAAGTAATTTATGACCTCTAAATAGAATTAAATCTCCTTGCTTAATTTCAGGACGTAACCGAGCGTACTTTTCTTTGATAAAATTTGAATCCATGTTATTTGTTTTTTCGCAAATATATTAATCCGCCTGCAATAATACCAATAATAATTAATGAAATTGATATATTTTTAACAGTTTCAAGTTTTTTAAATTTTAAATAACTAGCATCAACTGAATCTTTAACTGAATTATAAACCTGAGTAACTGTGTCGGCATAGTTGGTACTAGTTGCGTATCCTGCTTTCTTCAATTCACTCGCTTGTTCACTTACTGTTTTAACCTTTAAAACGTTTGAAAAACGAGGGTTTTCTTTTAAAAGCTTAACATAATCCTCAATTGAATCTTTTATGCTGTTATAAGCCCTGAAATCAGCATTAACAATTACCTTTTTACCTTTAATTACTTCGCCAGTATCAATGTTATAAGTTTTTCCACTCCATTTTGTAGAACTCTTTATTCCGAAAAAATTATTTGATTTACGACTTAGTTTTGATCCACCTACCTTCCAATCACCGTTTTCATCTGTTCCAGAACTTTCTAAAATAGCTTGAGCGATTAGAGTTCCTGCTAATATTCCTGTACCTTTTACAGTTTTGTGAATAAAAGCTCCGTATTTATCAATAAATTCAGCTCTGGTATATGTATTTGAAGTACTCAAAATATTAATTTAATTACAAGCTCCGCAAACAGAACTTTTTGTTTCTGTAATAGGTGCGATAACTTCTTTTTTTCTTTTTGTATATAAGTAAATAGCTGCGCCAACTAAAGCAATTCCTATTATTAAATTTTTATTTTCCATTTTATTTTATTTATAAATCTACTCCTTCAACTCCGTTTTCATTTGATACAGCACTCTCAACCCCTACAGCCTTTTCCGTTTCAGTTGGTTTTGCTTCAGCTTGTGGTTGTGCAGGTTGCTCTTTGTTTGCTTTATGCTTATTCCAAATGTAATATAAAGCAGAACCTACGATAATTAATCCAATTATAAATTTACCCTTTTTAGTGAAAAATGGAACTTCTTTTTTTATTGGCGCAACATCTTCAATATCTGTATCATCTATCGGAATATCAATATCTTTAACTACAGCATCTTTTGGATTTGAACCGTCGCTACTCATCATTCTTTCCATATATTGAGTGCCTGTTGGATGACCGTTTATTGAAAAATTATTCATTACACATTATTATTAATTCGGTAATTACGAATGTTTGCAATTGCATTTAAAACGCCTAAAGTAATAAGTCCGTAACGAACATATTTGTTTTGAATTTCAGTTCTTGTTCCTGCATAAATTAAAGCTCCTGAAATGACAACTGTACTTACAACTCTAGCTCTTTGACTTTGCTTGTACTCTGTAGTTGTAACATCTGTATTACTTCCAATTCCATCAGCATTTATAAACTGATTAATACCTTTTTTTTCACGAAGTTTTCGCTTCATTTTAACTGCACGAATCATTTCTTTACTTCCATCTGTAGGAATTATCTTCCATTGAACAGTATCATTTTTATCAGTTGTTTTTTTATACGCAACTGAATCAACGTTTTTCTTCGCTAAAGAAATAGCCTCTTCACCGTCAACGAATGTTTTTGAAAACATAAAGTTTGGATCTTGACCAATCCAATCAACTTTATATACCGATACTGGCTTTTGTTTTTGTCTATTTAAACTCATTAATTTTTGTATTTTAATTGTGCAAAATGCACAGGGTTTAACAATTTATTACTATCTGTCAATGGTACGTTTGTTTGTGCTACTGTATTGGATAAATTACCCCCTTGAGTAACTGCATAATTTTTACCATTTATTTTTTTAATGTCAACTACAATGTCACCATGAGATAAAACTCCACTATTTATTGTGTCTAAGCTAGGATTAGTTCCTGCTCTTCCTTTTACTAGAATATCACCAACTTCAACCGCTTTATTCTCACTAGATTTATAAGCCCAATAAGATTTATTTAATTCATTTAATCTGTTCTTTTTTGCATCCACAACATATCCTGAATGTGTTGATTTTGGATTGAAATTTCTATAACCAGACTTATCCACTAAATGACTAATATAAACAGCCGACCAAGGGTAACTTAAATGTGTACTCGTTTGCTGCATCTGTTTATTTGTAAAATCCATTCCTGCTAATTTCCAATAACCAACTAAATCGCTACTCATTGAAGGATCAGTTTCTGTTTTACCTTTCCAACGTCTTAAATCTTTTTTAGCTAAAAATTGTAATTTAGTATGGTTAATTATAAACCTTCTAAAAACATACGAAACAAGAAGAACGGAAGCAACCGAAACCGCAACCGTAATTAATTCTTTTTTATGTTCTTTTACAAAACTCAAACTATTCTAAATGTTTTTAAAATTACGCCTAATATAAATCCGAAACAAATAAGTAAGATTCCAAAAAACCAATATTTTATTCGAGAAAAAATTCTACTGATTAATGATCCATTGTTTATAGATTTTCCTTTTGATTCTTTTCTTAATGAAGTCCTGCTTGTTCTTCCAGACTGTTTGATAAATACCTTTTCATTTTTACCATCAATTCTAGTTTTAAGTCTTTTTTGACGTGCTTCTAGTCTAATCTCCTGACGTGTTTTATGAATTATAATCGTATCGTATATTGTAATGAATTTAGTCTTTAAAATCGTATCAATTAATTGTTGTTTTATTTCGTACTGAACCTTAATAGAATCGTTTACATTGTAAGCAATAATAGTAATATATTTATCGTCCACGAAAACAGTATCTAAACCTTTTGCCTCTCCTTTAACTTCTTTACTTTTTACTGTAACAGTATCAACTTTTTCTTTTAAAATTGTTGGATCTTTTTTTACAGCTTTTTCTATTAACTTTGAAGCCGAACAGCTATTGATTAAATAGAATATAATCGAAATTATAAGTATGTAAAGTATTTTTCTCATTTTTTTACGAATAAATCAGCTTCTAATTTTCTTCTTTTAACAAGCCCATTTAGTACTTTACCTCCACCTTTAATATAATTTGCAACCCACCAATCGTAAACGTGTTCAGATTTATTGTTTATTAAAGAAAATAAAGTTTTTGAGCTTCCACAATTCCAACAAAAAGAAACCAAAGCATCAAATTGATTTTGATTTAATGTAACTTTGATATTGGTGTCAACTGTTTTTTCGTATTTAGGCAATAGACTTAAAAGCAATTCTTCTGCTCTTGCTTGAGTTATAACATCTCCTAGTTTAAACTTGCTACCATCTGCTCTAGTCGTATTTCCATAACCAATAGTTATTGGTAAATTACCAGTCGCAGGATCAGGATACGCCTTTAAGCTGCAACCTTCAAATTTTTTAATTAAATCTATACCTGATTGACTTGTTTTCATAAAATATCTTTTCAGTTTACCCATCAAAGATAAGCACTTAAAAAGTTTTTATAAAATTAAAAATTATTTTTCGAATTTTTCTGACAATACTTCTCTGAAAATAATTTTTTTATTGTCCGATTCTGTTTTATTGTTGAGTAAATTAAAATGAAAAATATCAACAATACCATAATAGCAATTAATACACTTACAACGACTACTTTTGCTATGACCTGATAATACAATTCTAAAATTATTCATTATCATTTTTTATAACATCGTCAAAATCTTTTTTAATCTTTTTTGCTCTACCTAGCATAGATTTAATTTTTTCCCAAATATTTACACCTGTTGCTGCTTCAATATTTTCCGAGATACTTAATAACTCAATACCAACTAATAATGTAGCAACAACTTTTGTTAAAAATAAAGGAATTGAAGTGAATATCAATATAAAATCACCAACTAAAAACTTTTCTAAAGCGAAAAATAAGATTACCGAAGCTTGATACAATACCATTTTAGATACTATAGAAGATAAACCTTTGCTAGTTATTTTAGTACCTTCCTTTTTACATTTCCAAACACCGAAAATTGTATCTAAAAATATCATTAATCCAACCAATATAAGTAATGGTTTAATAGGCATTAAAAACGCACTTAAAATAATTAATATTTTATCAAGTGTGATTCTTTTTAATAGAGCAATTTTCATCATAATTTTAACTTCTTAGATCAAAAGTAGAAATTATAAATTCATTTATAAAATTTTTAGTTGAATTAAATGAAAAAAGCCACCATATAGGTAGCTTTTTCAATAGTTTTAGATAAAATTATGCTTGTGTTTCCGTAGAAATTTCAGATACAAACACTCTAGGGTAATTACCTTTAGTAGTTACAACTACTTCAGCACTTAATGTTAAGTTGTATTTTTCTAAAATAGCTTCAACTTCATTAATAGCATTTTTGTAATCTTCTTCTCTAGTGTTTTCAGTATTCGTTGTTGTTTCTACTGTCATCGTTGGTGTAGGCATTTCCATTACTTTAGTTTCCATAATTTTGTCTTTTAAGTTTGAAATGCAAATATACTAAAATAATTGATTGAGAATATTTTAATTAATCTATAATTATTTCAATATCATTTACTGAAATACCAAATGTACCAGCCATTTGTATTCTGAATCCTAAATAGTAAAGATAAGTTGTTGAATCTGTATAGTTCAAACCCGTTGGAACTTGATCTTTTACTAATTCATATAATGTATTAGTATCTTCTGCAGATACAGGATACATATTGTTTGCAATCATTTGACCGCTTTCACTTGAATATTCAAACATATAATTTGAATCAAATCCATATCTTAATTGTTGACTACAAGAGCTTAAAGTTCCTGTTACTAATCCTGTTTCTTGACCTGCAATTCCATTATTGTAAGTTACTGGTACTAATGTTTTAATTTTCATATTTATTTTTATTATTATGCGTAAATTACTTCTGTTGTATCTATTGAGCAACTCCATTGTATATTAGTTGTTGCTGCTCCTGTAACATTTACTGTTAAACATCCAAAACTTGTATTTGCTGCTAATGTAGGAGTTCCCCAAGCTGGTGTATTTTGAATTAAATTAACATTTGACAGTAATAAAGTTGTACTCCCTGCGGTTGTACCTCTTTGAATTATACCATCAATATCCCAAGCACTTGTATTTGTTGAGCCACTTTGTCTACCTATAATTGTACCTTTGAATCTTACAGAACTATTATTAGCTAATGCTAACTGGTTATAAGATTGAGAAGTTGCATCATCTTCAAAGAAAGCTACTAATATTTTTTCTGTTGCATTTGTCGTTCTTGTTCCAGATACAAATCTTGACGCTTGACACCCTCCTGATACAAATCCTTTCGTTGCAATCACTAACTTAGTCATTGTACTATTAGCCGACCCCCTTGCGCCAAATAAAGCTGAACCTTGACCGTTATTTGTATGAAGATAGCCAGCTGTAAAAGTATCATAAGCTGATACTGTATTTTGCCTTCCAGTAACTCCAGAATAGAAGCCACTTAATATATGTGATATGCCAACAGCAAAATTTCCACCTCCACTTGAAGTATTATTTTGACCAAATAAAGCGTGATAATTTCCTGTAGTTGTATTGCTTTCACCTCCTATTGTAGAACCTCCTACACAAGTATTACCATAACCCCCTACAATAGTTCCATAACTTCCAGTTGTAATAGTATTACCATAACCCCCACCAATAGAGTTGTTATCTCCTGCTGTTATCTGGTTGCTTTGACCTCCTGCAATAACGGAATAGTTAGCTGTAGCTACATTTGTAGCATTGTTACGCTTCATTTGTAAGTCAACAACTCCAACGCCTCTTTTAGTTCCTCCTGTAGTTGTATCGTCTGGAATATTTGCTAAAATAGAACCTGTTCCCTTAGGTTTTATAACAAAATCTGCATTTGTTGTACTAGCTATAGCCGTTAAAGAATCTACGTTTACCGTTGCATTTGGTGAAGCTGTAGATTGTGCTTCTGTGAAATAAGTTAAACCACCTGCACCATACGCTACTTGTTGCCAAGATGTTGTGTACTGATATGTGTTTCCATTAGATAAGTTTGTGTATCTATCACCAGCTATAGCTGAATGGGTAGGAACACCTGTACCTGTTGATACATTAGAACTTTGATCTGTTTTTGTATATATTACTCCCATTATTAATTATTTAAAAGTTCTAAACAAATAGCTAATACTTTGTCAACTGTTAACTTATCATTTTCATCTAATTCAGAAACAGTTAATACAATAGTTAATCCTGTTATAGGTTGTATGCCTAATTCATCATTATTAGTTGTATAACTACAATAATCAAATTCTTCAACCTGTGTTAGTAAAAATGTTTTTAAATCTAAAAAGGCTTGCATTTGAACTTCTGTTAATTCAGATACAAATCTAATTTCTGTAGGTTCTGACTCTTCAGATGGCACTATTATTAAAGCTCCATCTAATTGTCTATACATTATTTGTTTATACGTTTTCATTAATATATATTTTAATTTGTAAAGTATTGTGATGATAGCTCTGTACCACCAAATAAGACATTTCCTGTAAAACTAGCAGCCGTTGTTGAAGTCAAAACTATATTTGTTAATGCTGATAAAGTTAATGGCGCTGAAGGCCCTTCAACTAACCATAAACTACCAAAAGTAGTATTATAAGTTATACTAGCAAATAATAAAGTAGAAGCATTAATTAGTGTTATTAATTCATTCTGAATAACAACAATTGATTTTCCTGCACCAACAACACTAAAAGTTTGTGGTGCTACACCATCATTAATAGTAATACTTGTATTTGTATTTGCTAAAGAAACATCTAATCTAAAAATTCTACCATTACCTGAAGTTGAAGTTACAACTCCACCTCTTCCATTTGATCTTGCATAACCTAAAACAATATTTCTTTCGGGTATTGTATTAACTGTGTAATTAACTAATAATCCCCAAGCATTTAAAATCAATCCATTATTTATAAGAGTACCAGAAGTTTTGATAATTGTTGATGTAATATTATCACCAGTATTTGCTATTTCTACCGTACCATTATTTACAAAAGTACCTCCATTTATGATTCGGACACAACCGTTTGCGGAAAAATAACTCCCATAACCTCTAAGTTTACCATAATTAAGAAATTTACCAGCACTTGTATAGGTTACATAATTAGTTAATATATCACCATGATTTTCAAATGAACTACCAGCACCCATAGTAATAGTACCACAAACTAACTGACCATAATTGTAAAATGTTCCACCATTCACATTTATAGTTGGCCCACTTTGAGAATATGCATTGTGGTAAACACTACCATTTGTAATTGTAATACTGCCACTAATGATTGCATTTAAGAAATTGCATTGTGTCCATGTAGCGTAAGTTCCATTATTTATCAATGCTCCTTGAAATGTTCCATGTATCTCAGCAAATGAACCGTTGTTAAAAGTAGTAGCTATTACATTTCCGTAAAAATTAGACCTAAATGATGTTGGTGAACCCCCATTGCTTGTAGTCAAATCAGAACAGTTAAGATTTCCATAAAGGTTTAACATTGTGATATTAGCTACATTACCCGTAACATTCCCGTAAACATTAGCTTTATTTGCTGTCGGCAATGCTCTTACAGTTGTCGGACAAACTGTATCACCTATGATAGTATAATCATTAAAACTTGCCATGTGACCACCTAACAATCCATAGGTGTAATTAACCTCCCAATATAATAGTGACCCATAAGCTTTACTTGCATAACCAAATACAGATTCCCACCTAGTCCCCTTTACGTAAAAGTTAATTATATTTAATGCGTTACTTGCATCACCTATTGCCCATGAAGTTCCTATTGTGTAGAAGTTGTTAAATTTCAGGAACCAATCTTGAACATCCGCATAAAGTATAGTACCTTTAGCAAATATAGAATTTGCATGTGTTCCATTAACATTCCATAGTGAAGTATAATGTGGTATAATATAGTCTACATCAAATGAGAATAATGTTATTGCTCCAAAAGATATATCTGTTTTGTAAGTTCCTCCATCAATAAAGAATCCTTGTTTACAAATGGATGAAGTAATAACAAAATCACCTATTAATACAACATTATAAGCCGTCCACCATGTAGCCGTTATAGTTGCATTAGCCGTACAAGTCTTGCTTAAAACTATAGTATTTACAGTTTTAGAAACAACTGTTGAATTATAAGGTATTCCTGTTCCTGTAATATATTGACCTACTTGAATATTTGCTGTAGATGATACAGCTGTTAATGTTGCACTTAAATTTGTTGTTGTTGCTGTTACTGTACCTGTATTAGTTATATTTCCTAAAGCATATTCTGGAGTTAAATAAGGCTTGTTAATATCACCCCTGCCAGTTGTTGCGTTTACTCCGTTTACAGAATCTACATAAATCGTGTTTGTTTGAGGAATTGCTGAAGAACCATCTACCCAACTAACAACTCCAGCCCCATTTGTAACTAAAGATTGTGTAGCCGTTCCATCCGTAGTTGGAAAAGTAAAAGCATTATTAACTGTTACCGCACCTTGTAAATAAGTATTTGCAATAGAAGTATTACCTAATTGAACCGTATTTGAGCCTTTACCTAAAGCTAAATATCCAATTACAATTTGATTGGTGTCATTGTTAGTTAAAGACCTTGTATTGTGACCTAAGAATACAGAGTTTTGAGGTGTTGTATTTGCAGTAGAACCGTTTGCTAAAAAACTACCTGCCCTATAACCAACTCCAGAATTATTTGAACCAGTTATATTACTCGACAAAACTTCAGAGCCAATAGCTGTATTATTTCCACCTGAAGTATTGTTAGTCATAGCGATTCGTCCAACCGCCGTATTATCTATAGCATCATTTGAACGTAAAGAATCATGTCCAACAGCTGTATTTGCATATCCAGATATATTATTTTCTAAGGTTCTATTTCCTATTGCAGTATTACCGTCACCGAATACGTTGCTATATAAAGCATTGTACCCAACAGCAACCATTTGTGAGCTATCGGTGTTTGAAAATAAAGCTCCATAACCAAATGCCGAATTATATTGACCTGTAGTATTTGAACCTAAAGATTTTGATCCAACTGTCGTATTGCTAGATATAGACCCACCTCCTTTACCAATCCTCACTCCGCTAAAATAAGAATCCTTACTTACATAAATAGCTCCACTTCTTTGAATAGCTGCTGTTTTATTTGAGCCTGCATCAATATCTGTTCCTAATAAATACCACTCTGTAGAATCTACCGAAGGAGCTGCATAAGAAATGTATGCCGTTCCATTCCATATCCATGTCGAAGCATCTACGCTAGAAACGTAAAGAACATCTACTGTTTGTGGCGTGTTTGGATCAAAAACAACCCCAGCAGTTGTTGGCGTTACTTTGTCAAAACTAACTATCTCACTAGGCGTTACATTTGACGTAACATCTTTTTTTATTCCAAATCCCATATTTTTTTTTATATTTTATAAGTAATAATTATTTCTAATTTCTATTGGAACGTTCTCCATTTGTTGAAATGTATAAAACAACAAAGGAGTTTGTTCAGTAATAAATGAAGGAGTTTCAGCAATTGCTATAGCTTCATTTTCATATACCTTATAACTTGCTATATAGTTTTCAATTGTAACACTAGAAGGTTTTAAACAAACATTCGCTTCTAAATCATCTTCAATAACTGTTGTTGGTATTAATATAAATTGTTCCATAATTATAATTGAGAATAAACACCTAATTTCATTAAATCAAATTGACCCGTACTTGTAACCGAAGTTACCGACATACATCTACTCGCAAAGAAATTTAATCCTTGAGAAGTCAAAGGTAAATTTGTCGAAACTGTACCACTTGCAACAGAACCAGTTTCGTTATTTTTCACCTCATATTTTACGTCCGTTGACATAGGTTGATTGTATAATTGAATACTATAAACAGTTGTTGAAATTGCACCTACAGTTCTATTTGCAGGAAAATTAACTCCCAAATCAACCTTAGTTGCTGTACCAGTTGCATCATTATGAAAAACTGATAAGTTAGCATCTCCATTTTCAGAACCTATGCCTATTATATTAATCAACGTGCTTACTAAAATATTTGATGCAGTACCATAGTTTAAATCAGTTGTTTGACCAGCTAAACCATAAAATTGTTGACATCCAGCAGAATATGAAGTATCTGAAATATTAAAATCACATATAAATCTAAATCCACCATGAATAAACCATAATAAAGCACTTCCCCTAGTCCCAGTATATCTACCACCCGAAACCACCGTTGCACTATATCTTAATCGAATTTGTTTTGTTGAAAAATTAGTTGATGCAACAGATTGAGCAGTTGTTGATGCCGAACTTGACATTGTAACGCCACCTTCAGAAATAACAGTTGTACTATTATTATTAATATTAATTCCCCTATAAGTTTCTAAAGCACTTAATTTTGGAATGAAATTAGCACTATTAAAAGTGTTCCAATCCGTAGAACTTAAATAACCATTTTGAGTAGCATTTGAAACTTGTTGTGAAATAGCTACCCCACTACCTATAATTGCACCTGTTCCGCCTGTTATTGTTATTCCATCCGTACCTACATCAGTTAAATTACCTATCGTTAAAGCATCTTGTTTACCGTTAAAAGTAGTCCAATTTGCAGAACTTAAAGCCCCTCTATTAGTTGCGCTTGCAGTTGGTAAATTAAACGTATGAGTATCAGTAGCACTACTTATGTTAAAATCAGTTCCACTCGTTCCTACAGCTAAATATTGAGTATTTGCATTTAATCCATTTAGCGAACTAATACCCCCTGCAAAGGTTGTTATAATTTGACATAAATGATTATCCTCTGTGTGTAAAGTAACTGTACGACCCCCAGAATTATCTACAACATAAACTCTTACAGCTAACCTATCTGTTGTTAGTAAAACAGTTTCTGGAACGGCTAAAGATGTTAAGTATAAATCTATTGTAGTACCCCCTGTTATTTGTTCTGGGATTGCTATTGTACTTGAAATAGAAGTAAAAATAGTTCCGTTATATTTTAAAAGCTCAACATAGAATTTTGTGTTACCACCGACAGAACTCATAGAAAAAAACATTTCAAAATTCCAAGCTCCACTAGGTATTAAATTTCTATTAGGATTTGCTACGTTTGTTAAAAATTGAGCAATTAAACCATTACCTGTTAAATTAAAGTCAGTACCTGCGCCAATTATAGCTGTGTTATCTAATTGCTTGTAACCTATTACACTTGCATTAATACTACCATTTAAATAGTAATATACTGAAGAACCACCACCTGTACTCGTTGGAAAAGTAGCTAATTGACCGTCACCTCTAATATATTGAGAAGAAAGCCCAGCACCTGTTACAGCAATAGCTCCGCTACCTGTTATTGGTGAATTACTTACTGTAAAAGCCGTAGGCATAGTTAAACCTACACTTGTTACCGTTCCTTTACCGTTAAATGTATTCCAATCCGTAGACGATAAGTAACCATCCGTAGTTGTATTTGCTTGCGAAATAGTAAACGTCCTATTTGCACTTAAATCACCACCGCCAGCTAAAGGCGAGGTAGTCGAAATAGTAGTTGTTTTTAAAGTATAATTACTCCATTTATCAGCGTTTGTAAATGTCGAAGGCGAAACAAATTTATCAGTATTCGTTCCTGTATTTACTTCGCTTAAAGTAGCTTGATAAGGAGTTTCTGAATATTCCCACGTTACACCATTTGAGTAATACATACCTAAAGGGTAATAAGTACCGCCAACAGAAAAAGGAAGCCATTTCGTTCCTTGACTAGCTTCACACCAATAAAATTTACCAGAAACGGTAGTAGCCGAAGGCAAAGCGGAGTAATTCGCAACCGTAGTTATCGTAGTTCCACCACCGCCACCTCCCGAAGAAGTTTTAGTTATACCAAAGCCTAAACTCATTCTTAATTAAGATTGAGCAATAATTTCTAATGTGCAACCTGAAGGAGCTGTAATTACCAATCCAGAAATAACACCTGCCGATTGAGAAACAAAAGTTACCGTTTCGTTTTGTTCAACTGTTAAAGAATTTGAAACTCTAGCCCCTAAATTCATTTGACCTTGAACAGTTCCTGTAGTTGCTGAAGTACACAATATGCTTATTCCACGAACACCCATGTTGTCTGTAAGTGTTAAAACTTCATTCGTTAAAACGTATGTTCCTGTGTTTATGTTATTACTCATTTTTTTTATTTTTTTATTAGTTAATCTTCACCGAAAATATCTTCAAGAGTTAAACCTCTTAATGCTTTACTTTTATGGTAAAGAACAAATTTTAATTCACTTGCGTCTGTATTTTTACTTCCAATAAGGATATAAATTTCTTTTGCGTTAATATCTTCAACTTCAGCAACACTACTAATATAACCCTTCATAAAATTAGCAGTTAAGTAAGCTCTTTGCATTAAGTCAAATTTTACGTTTAGAATATCTCGATTGAAATCTAAACTTTTAGTTGCTCCTGTTACAGAATCCTTTTCCGTAATTCCTGAAACAGTTTTGAAGTACAAAGGTTCACAATCATCCGTTTTTGTATGGATAAATATTGCTACTTTTTCCGTTTCAACATTGTTTTCTTTTGCGAATCTAACCAATGCCGACTTCATTATCTTTTTTACTTGTCCTTTTACCATTTTAATGCCTTATTAATTTAACGCAAAAATAGGTAAAAATAATTAATCAAGGCATTTATTACCCCATTAATTCTTTATAAGTAGCTGTGTATGTAAAAGGCACTTTTAAATTCAATCCAAATTTATTTACTTTTATAGTTCCTTTCATTGTTAGAACTACATTTTCAATATTCAATCCTGTTTGTAATAGAACACCTGTATTTTGAATCAATGTATTAGGATTAAAAGACATTCTCAAAGGAATAGAAGTACTTCCGTTTGGCTTTATTGTTGTTGGAACTTGATTGAATATATTCGTTACTTTAACACCGTTTGCGTAAACATCAATATCAATACCATTAACACCTACTATCAATTCAGTTGGGTTATCAATAGTTAAAAAAAACTCTAAATCAATTTGTTTAGGAGTAAATTTTTTAATTACCGAACCTCTAATGCCGTAAATTAATTTACCACTCAATTCCGCTTGAAATTTAAGCCACAATCCAATTCCGATTAATAAGCTAATAACACCTGCACCGATTAATGTTTTTTTAATATCCATTACGCTTGTCTTGAAGATTTTACTTTTTTAATTACTACAATCATTACTGTTATAGCCAATAAAGACCCTACAACGATTCCAGTTATCGCTAATGGTGACATTCCAGTAGACTGTTGTTGTTGACTAGCTTTCAGTTGTATTGCGTTAGCTATTGCTAAATCAGAATCAGCTTGTTTACCTTTAGTAGCTACATTTCCTTTAATCATTTCTGTTAAAGCGTCCCACATTTTTCCGTCACCAAAAGCGTTATCGTACTCTGCATTTTCGTTAAAATATGCGTATGGATCAATTCCGTCTGCATTATTGAAATTTCCTTTTTTAATCTCTAATATATCGCTATATTGTTCTGCGTTAAATCCCATTATTTCCTATTTTTATAAATTATAATTCCAATTACTGTTGCTAATAATATTCCACCGCCAATTAAAGAGTACATTAATACATTACTACCGCTATCAGGAGTATCATCTAAAGTTGTAGGTTTAGATGGAGTAGGTGATACAGGTGCGTTTGGATCTGGAACTAAAGGTGGATTTCCTTTAATTAAATCATCTAAAGTTGTAGGTTTAGATGGAGTAGGTGATACAGGTGCGTTTGGAACTGTAACAAAAGCTGGATTTCCGTTTTCACAAAACTCTCTTTTTTCACGACTAAAAGGATGAAGAAATAAACACTTTGTACTGCTACTGCTGGTTGAACTTATCTTTATTCCTTTTTCACAATTACTTCTTCTAATTTTACTAAAAGGATGAAGGATTGCACATTTTTTATTAACTGAAGATTTAACTTTTGAAGGTCTGTTTTTTTCACAAGCTGCCCTTCTTACTTTGTTGAAAGGATGAAGTATTAAGCAACCTCCTGCGTAAGAATAAGCATCGTCACCTCCTGCGTAAGAATACGGATCGTCACCTCCTAAATAAGAATACGGATCGTCACCCCCTGCATAAGAATATGGATCAAATCCATCTACGTTGTTAAAGCTATCTACTGAATCATTAACAGATAAAACTTCGCTGTATTGTTGTATGTTAAATCCCATTGTATTTATTTATTTATTAATTAATATGGATTTCCTAAACCGTAAGCCTTAGAAAAATTAATTCGTTTATCTTTTACTTCATTGTAAGTTGCTGAATCTTTACCCATTATAATCTTTAAAGCATTTACAGATTTAGATCCAAAAATTCCGTCTAAAGTTAAAGGCTTGATATTAGCTACAGCTAATCTTCTTGATTCTTTAGCATCTGATGAAGAACTGTCAACAGGCATATATCCGAAAGCATCAACATAAATCAATCCTTGAGTTGGATTAATAGTGTTTTTAACTCCTGATTTCACTTTTTTAGCGTCACTAATTATATTATTCAAACATTGTTGAATTGTTTTTGCTTCATCTCCTTTAGAACCCATAGAAATTACTTTATCAGGATTAAAAGAAGGTTTACTAGCTGTTTTGCTTTCTGGTTCAAAGCTTCCTAAAACTAAATCAACAGGTAGTGTAAAATCTTCCGTTCCTCTATTTGATATAATCTTTTTAATCAATCTATATCCTCCGTATAAAGCTACCAAAGAAACTACTGAAATAACTCCTATTTTAATGTATTTTTTATTCATAATTCCATTTTGTTTTTAATGTTTCAATTTCTTTATTTTCAGATTCAATTAAATCTTTTTTATTAATAAGTTCAGATAATCTATTCAATTGTTTTTTTGATAAATTATGAACTTTTTTAACCATTTTAATCTCTTTTTCAGGATCAATTCCTTTTATTAATTCTGAATCTACACATTTCAATTTAAAAGATTCAAAATCTTTTTTATTAGCATTGAAAACAAAAGAATAAGAAAGGTAACAAGCCGTTGCTGTTATTCCTAGAGTTATTAATATACCTCCTGCTTTTTTCCAATTCATTTTATTAGCTGCATTTTTTTCTACACTCGTAAACAAGCCCTATACCAACTACTGGTATTAAAAGCTGTCTATTGCATTTAGTTTTACAATCATCAATACGTTTTTTAGTATCTGCATCTATCACAGCTTGTGCTTCAGCATTTTTAGTTTCTAATGCCAAACGTTCAGCTTCAGCTTTTGCTGCCACCATAGGATCAACTCCTGTAGATGTAGCTGTGCTTGTCATGTCACTTCGCTTTGTCATTGTACCGCTAGGTTTCATTTTTTTAATTAAAAAATAAGTTCCTCCACCCACCGCAGCTAACACAATTACCCCTATTAATACTTTTGTTCCTGTTCCCATTTTACTTTAAATTTTGCAAACCTTTTCGTATATCTTCATTCCAAACTTTCATTTGATATAAAGCGTGAGCTACATCTGAAATTTCTAAAGAAGCATATTCATTAGATTTAGTCCATCTAGTAGAATCTTTAGCTCTTTCATTAGTTATGAGTTCTAACCATCCTTTTAAATCACTTAATTGAGTCGCTGTAAGTTTTGATTTCAAGTAGTCAGAAAGAGTTGAATTAGTAACACCAGAAACAGAACCAACAGAAGAACCTGATTTTTTTACATATTTAACAATAAAAAAAGCCGAAACTCCAATTACCGCTAATCCTAAAACCCCTATCAATACTTTTGTTCCTGTTCCCATACTACCATTTTTTTAACGGACAGCCATCATTCTTATATTTTGCTTTATCGTCTATTTTACAACCACAAAGTTCTTTCTTTTCACCATTATACTCAACTGTACCTCCTAAAAATAACGTACCACAACTTCTTGTTGTTCTATTTAAAAAGGGACAACCATTACAAGTTGCTATTCTCCTATTGTACAATTCAACAGTTACTTTATCAGTATCTTTTCCTTGTGCTTTTTTTATAACGTCAAACAGTAAACTCATATTAATTATTTTAATTATTACACAGCAAATGTATCAGCCCTACGAGATATACTATTATTTGCAATCTTAGGTTGTATCTGTACTCTATTAACCGTTTCGCCTGTAGCTATTTTCATCTTAGCATCGTGTTCTGTTCGATAAACTGGTGCTTTTTTTAAAACAAATGGCTTTAATGGAGTTGAAGTTGCACCTATTGGAGTTGCATCTATTGGAGTTAACGCTAATGATTTCTTCTTTTTTTTATCATTATAAAGATAAAAAGCAACTCCGCCTCCTATAACTAATACAGAAACTAGAAATATTATCTTTCTTTTATCCATCTTATTAATCTTTTTTATTCAATAAAATAACGCCTAAAACCATTACTATTAGTATTGAAGATCCTACAACAATATATTTAGTATTGCTTGATGTTTTAGCAGATAATAATTGTACTTGCTTATCAGCTTCAGTTTTTCTAAGTAAGGCATCAGCAACGCCCTGAGAAGCTTTTAATACAGCTTCAGGAGTAGTTCCTTTTGTAGCTAAAGACGCTCTAGCCACAGCTTCAGCATCAGTTTTAATTTTTAAATTTTTAGCTGCAGCTACTCTTTCTACTTCAGCAATATCTTCATCCGTTCTATCAGCCAAACCTTTATTAGCTACTGCAAGTTTCCCTTCATAATCTAAAATAAGACTATTATTTGTAGCAATACTTGAATCCAAAGCGGTTATTAAGCCAGACCATTTTACTTTTCCAGCTTGTTTATCAGCTTTAGCGTCTTGACAAACTCCACAAGGATTCATGGCATTATATTTATCATAAGTAGCTTGTGCAATAACACGATTTTTCGCCAAAGTTTCCTTTGTTTTGTAAAACTCTGTTAATTTAGCTTTTATAGCGTCAATTTGACTTCTCCAATCATCTTGATCTCCTGTAACAAAATTAGACCAGCCATCTCCATCAGCATAACTCATACCTTCATCCCAAACTTGAGCTTTAGTTGAAGAATATTTCATTCTTTCTAATTCTTTATCTATATCGTAACCCATCTTCTTTTTATTTAAAATTTATATCTTATTCCTTTTCCTAACCAATTCTTGTTTATAGAAACTAGCCTAGAATCAGATAAACCTCCGTACTCAGTACCTAATTCAGACCGAACGAAGGTAAATAAATCTCTTTCTCCGCCTTCTGGAATACCAAAAATATATCCTTGACGTTTTCCAAACTCCTTAACTAAATAATTAACATCTAAGTCGTTTTTCATTTTCTTTAAAACTTCCTCAACACTTCCGTAATTATCACCAAGCCCATATCTCATACCTTCGTAAATCTGATTCGCCATAGCAGGATATTGACTTAAAGGAAATGAAGCTCTTAATTTTGTTTTATTTTTATCTAATTCCTCGTCATTTGACTTTGCTAAAGATTTATCAGCAACATCTTCACTTGATCTATTGAAAATACTTTTCAAGCCTTTTATACCATAAAAAATACCAACAACAGCTACTCCTGTAACTGCAACTGCAATAGTTCCTTTAGCCCAAGGCGGTAAATTATTAAAAGTGTTACTCATAATTATTTTTTTTGTTTCAAAGCAAAGATAACTATTGAAAAAAGAATTATAAAACTTCCACCTAATAAAAATGCTTTATATGTTTTTTTGCTTTTAATTATTGATTCTGATTCTGTTAAATTATCTTCCATTATTTTTTATATTACATTAAAAAAAAGCTAACATTTCTATTAGCTTTTTTGTTTGTTTTTTTTTAATTAAAGATTAAAATCTTCTATTAGCTTTTTTGTATTGCTCATCAATACCAGCACAACATCCTCTTTTAGTTCCTGCACAAAATCTAGTTATACCATCTGCACAAGTTACGTTTGATCCTGTAGCTTTTGACATTTCATCTCCTTTAGATACAGGCGTCATAATAGACGTTTCTTTTTGTTTTTTATCGTATCTGTAGTATAAATACCCAGCCAACGCTAAAACTCCTAATCCCATTAACATTTTTTTGTTTTCCATCTTTGTTTTTATTTATTGTTTATTATTTAATTTACTTTTAATTCTCGTAACGAGATGTGTTTTTTGAAGCCGCAACAGGGAAATGATAAGTAATAGTCATGCCCACAATTTTATCAATTTTTGCACCTCTTTTTTTTAATCCAGCTTGATGTTTTGCAAAAGCCGTTTTGTTTGTGTGTTTTCTAGTGTAAGTTTTCATTATATTTATTTTTAAATTACATACAAATTCTATATTTCAACTCTTCAAAATTATCAATGAAGGCTTTAATATATTGGTAACGTTCTTTATTTTGTTCCGAAGGAGTTCCTTTGAATACATTTAAAAAACTCATGTGAGCTTCTATTACAGGATAACCTAATCCTAAATAAATTTTCAAAGCATTTAGATCAGCTTCAATCTCATCTTTTTGAACTACGTTTAAATTGAAATGAGAAAATTCATGTAGAATAATCGCCATTCTCATCGGCACAGTATAAGAAGTGAAATGTTTTTTAGAAATTTCCATTCTTCCAGTTGTGTTACTTATTCTAGCAGGAGTTTTAATTTCTCTTCCTTGATGCTTTATGACATTCATATAGTCAATTCTATATTTTTTGTCATTTGAAAAATAAGTACCTTCGCTTAGTACTGAAGCTTGTTCGCAAAACTCTTGAGCAAACTTTACAAAACTAGCGACTTTTGGCGAATTAAAACAATTACTAAATTGATTCAATTTTTTCTTTTCAACCGAAACAACTCTAACATCATTACCACCACCAACTCTTAATGTTACCGAATCACAATTCTGAGGCATCCTAACTTCAAATTCACTTATCCCATCTACTGTTTTTACTCTATCTGTATAGAATGTTTTAGGTCTATTAGAATTAAAAACAGCAAGTCTTATTTTTTGAGGACGAGATACACTAATCTTTATAACAAGATTTGTAGGTTCTCCCTTACATGGTATCTGAATATCCTTCATAAAATTATTTTTTCTTCATTAATGAGTAAACTCCAAATCCAATAGCAACCACTCCAACAGCAACAGCTATTTTTGTTATAGGTGTCATTCTCTCCTTTTCAGGCAAGACGTATTGATTTGTGCTTTTGTTTGATAATCCTGAAAAAATTCCTAAACCTGTAGTAGCTAAACCTAAAGCTTTACTTATTATACTTTTTCTTTTTAAAAAAGCATCTATATCTTTAGAATATCCTTTACCTACAGCTTTCCAATAAGACTTAAGCTCATCTTCCTTGTATTTTGTATCTTCAGAACCATCTAACTGAGCGTAACAATGCTCTTTTTTAGATGAATTTTCAACTCTTTGACAGATAGTTTTTATATCAGCTTCACCTATTATGTTTGAATTATTTTCTTCAGCTATAATAGAATGAATAATTGCTTCATCTTGACTTTCTACTCCTGCATCAATATAAGGTTGGTATAATATAGTTCCCATTATTTTTTATTTTTAGATTGGTAAATAACCACAGCTGCAATACCGATAACAACAACTCCAATTCCAATCCATACATTTCTTGAAATAGTTTTTTGTACAGTTACACATACGCCTTGAGCATCTTTTTCGTAACCATCAGAACATGGAGTATCTTGAATCAATGGAGTTCCAGAGTTTATTCCAAATTTAGAATGTAAAATAGAAGATGTAGCGTTCAATGTTTGATCTATCCATCCACTACCCACAGCTTTATTCATAAAGTCTTTAAACGGAGTGCTAGTGTCACCTGTAGCATTTACATATTCTTTGTATGCTTGGTTCATCGTAAGGTCTTGTTCAGCCTTTTTCTGAAGTGCCAATTGGATATTGCTATTCATAATTATTTATTTGATTTTTTATAAAAAAAGTAAGCAGCTCCAGCAATTAATATTATTGGAATAATATTTTTTCTTAAAAAGCTTTTTTGTTCTACAACAGGTGCTACTTTAGATGTTTCTGAATCCATTGATCCACCACCGCCACCAATACCTCCACCAGCACTACCATCGCTAGTAATAACAGGCGTTGCTAAAATTGGAATTGTAGCAACTCCAACAGTTCCAATTGGCATTGGTGGTCTTGGATAACCTGACACAGGAGGTAATGTATATGTTCTTGGATTAGGTGCAATAAACCTTCCTTCAGTAGCCTCAGTTACTCTAGTAGGTTCTCCGTATGTTCTAGGAGGCCTAACAGTTGTTCCTTCAGTAGGCGTAGCAGTTCCTTCAGTAGGCGTAGCAGTTCCTATAGTAGGTCTAGCATTTCTTACACCTTCATTTTCAGAAATTGATAAAATAGGTGCAGTTCTTGTAGGTTGTGTAACTGGTATGGTAGTAGATTGACCAAATGATTCGCTAGTAGGTGCAGTAAAATTTGAATACGAATTTTTGCCTATTAAAGCATCCATTGAATGATTGTAATTTCTTCTTGACATAATTATATTTTTTTAACTATTAATAATGCTATAGCAATTACTATTAATTGCCTAGCTGTAAATCCTAAGTATTTTTTTTCTGGATTGTTATTAATATAATCCAAATCGTGTTGAATTTGATTTCCTAAAGTATTAGCTTCGTCTTTTACAATTGTAGAATCAATAAGAACTACTTCTTCAGAAATAGGTTTTGTAAATTCCAAAGGAATTAACCACATTCCGCTACTATCTTCATTTCTAACCATGAATCCTTTACCTTGTCCGTATTGAACAAAATTACCATTTCTCATTTTTCTTTGAAGTTTAGCCTCAACAGGTTCGCCCATAAAAGAACCATCTTTCATAAATGTTTTAACAGTACCTTCTTTAGAAGTATTTTCAGTTAATATATCTAAATTAAAATCTTTAGATACTGAAAAAGGACGAATCCCTTTGCCATCTAATTTCTTATATTGAACTTTTGCAATCATTTTTTATCTTCATTAACGTAATTACTATACATATTCCCACCTACAAATCCTAATACAGAGCCTATAGTAGAAAACAATAGCTTGTTCTTTGTTTTAGCTAAAGCGTAGGCAAAACCTACAATTAAACCAACAACAGCACCTTGAACAGCAACTTTGCTTTTAACTTTTAAAATATTTGCCATGTTGGATTTTATTCCTTCTGGCATACTTATTTTTTTTGACTTATCTTCTATTACTTCAGCATATTCAATATCTTCATAACCACTTGCATTTTGCATCATTGGTTTAAGATTTGACTTCGGCAAAACAAAGCCTTGGTCGGTTCTGAACATTTTAGCATCAATTAAATTACCCGATACTCTTTGACCAACTTTAAATTCCTTGTAAATAACATTACTTCCTTCCTTTTTAGGAGAACGAAAGCCTTTTGTTACTTCACAATTAATCACGCCCATCTTACTTTTGTTTTAAAGCTATAAAAGCAACAACACCACCTAAAATAAGAACACCTGTAATAAGTACAATTGGAGTCCAATTAGTTTTAGGGCTTAACTCTTGTAATAAAGCTAATTTCAACTGATTTCTATCAGCCTCTTGTTGAGCTTTTCTATCTACATTACCTGATATAGCTCCTGCTATTCCTCCAAAAATTCCTCCCATCGCACCTAATATTGAATTTGCACTTTTCTCACCTGCATCTCCGTCTGCATTATTGTATTGAGAAAGTATAGATTTACTTATCTCACCTCTAAACGCTGCGTTATCATAAAGAGCATCAACTACTTTATGAATCAAATCTCTTTTAGATATAGATCGTGAAGTAGCAACATTAGATTTATTTAAATTTTCAATCAATACTTGTGGTTTGCTATCTAGCAACTTATGAATTTCACTAAGCAAAATATCTTTAGTCATTTCATTATCTTTAGATAATATAGCTCCGTTAAAATTACTCATTAAATCTCCTCCGTATATCATAATATTTTTTTTTACTTCTTGAAAACGATAGCTAAACCAATAACTAAAATTCCACCTATGATTAACAATTTATGATCTCCGCCTTTTTCATTTCCATTAGCATTTGAAACGTTATTTTTCAAATCTGAAATTTCCTGCTTAATCATTTGTCCGTCCATGTTCCAGAAATTAGAATTAGAATTAGAAGATTTATCTTCATGTTCTTTTTTTATCTTTTCTTTAAACATATCTATCTGTTGTTGGAATAAGCCTAAATCTGGGTGAATCATAGCTACTTTATTCAAAGCATCTTGACCATTTCTAGCTACAACGCTAGCTAATTGTTGACTTAATCCTTTTTTATCAGCACGAATACCATAACTTTCCACGATTTCTCTAGCTCCGTTCGGATTGTTGATAGCTGTATATTGATATATATTCATTACTTATTTTTTTTAACTTTTCAAAAAAAAAGGTAGGTAGCATTAACCACCTACCTTTCAGGGTATCTAAAAACTCAGATTAATTATCCTACAAGTCCTCTATTAGAAGGCATTTGTAATTGAGATAAATTAGGTTTAGAGTATGCTTTAGCAACTGTTTGACCACTCAATGAACGAGCAACATCAATTTGTTCTTTAGGATATAAAGAAACGATTAAAGTAGCTGAACCTAAGATAGTAGTAGCGATAGAAGTAAAAGAGTTAACTGTGAACTCAGTTCTAACTATAGAAACACCAGCTTGATTTTGCATTGGGTCTAATCTTGGGTTGATTGGCAACTCAACTTTTCTACCATTAGCTTCACGATTTGTAATCGTTAAAGTTTTGAATGGTTGGTTTGCGTTAGCAGACTGTAAGTACATTTGACCTACTTTAAAAGGAGAAGACTTGATGTCTTGCAAGAACTCAGCGTAAGTAATAGTACCGTCCATAGTAATAGTAATTGCAGCAGCATTACCAAATGAAACAGTAGTAGTATTACCAGCTAAATTGGCATTTAAAAATACAACATTTGCAACGTCAGCCGTAGTTGAGTTAGAAATATTGATTACGAATGGTAAAGAACTTAAAGCAGTTCCTTCTGATCCACCGTCAGCATAGTTGTAATCATCTGTGAAGTTGTTCCAACCATCATAGTTTGAGAAGTTCTCGTTAGCGAAGTTTTCCGCTGTGTCAAAATAATTCATTTTTTTTGTTTTTTAAGGTTTGTAGAAAAATGGATTATACAGAAGCTTTAGCTGTAATTTTCTTTAATTGCTCATAAGCAACCATTCCAACCGCAACACCAATAGCAACTGGTAACGCACTTTTCAAAATTTCGATAACTGATTTCATTTTTTTCGTTTTTTAATTTTACACAAAATTTATTTTTCGTTCTCCATCGTACACACAATGGAACGATTAACACTACAAAAGTGTTGGTATTTAAAGTTTTTATAAAACACACAGTTAACATAATTTAAGTTTAAACTATATATAACATTGATTATCAGTTATTAAATTATTTAAAAATGTTAAAATTAACTTGCTTTTGAACTTGTTTTAATAAGTAATTTAGCAAAACAAAATAAAACAAATGGAAGAAAAACAGAACAATTTACCAAAAGTATTAATTTGCGCCCCTCAACATGAGTCAAAAAACTATTGTTGGGAAACTTGGTTTAACAACGTGAATAACTTTACATATCCAAAAGATAGGCTTGAAATTTTTATTGCAGATAATTCACCAACAAAAGACAATTACACTAAATTGAGGTTTCAAGGAATTACAGCAGTACATACTCCTGTAAATTCAAAAGGAATATTATTTACAATTAATGATTCACATGAAGCTTGCCGTCAATATGCAATAGATAATAAATTCGATTTTATTCTACATTTAGAAACGGATATAATACCTCCTATTGACGTTATTGAAAGATTATTAAACAATAAGAAGAAAGTTTGTTGTGGTATTTATGATTTGTTCTACGGAACTGAAAGACGACCAATGATTCAATTGGATGAACCGTATGACCGTAATATTCGAGAATATAGAAATCCTGAATTTGTTACTGTTGAAGAACCTTTATTTTTTGATGGTACAGTAAAACAAGTTTATCATGCAGGTCTTGGTTGTGCCTTAATTCATAGTTCGGTATTTAGCTTGTTCCCATTCAGAGTTATTGAAGGAACGGATATTCATACCGACACTTGGTTTGCAAATGATTGCTATTTATTAAATATAAACATATTCGCTGATACAAACGTTCAATGTCAACATTTGAATAGTACTTGGTTGGGTAAAAAATAATAATTTAAAACAAAATAAAATGACGGAAAAATTAACAAAGCTATTATATAGAAAACAAATAGCAGAATCAAACTTAGAAAAATACGCTAATGGATTAGCAATATATTCAAATCTTTGTGACCAAATAGATTCAACTTTAAAAACTAGTGATTTAAGCTTTTTAGAACGTGCCAGATTAGAAGCTGAATTAGATAAGTACAATTGGGAAGCTAGAATATTCGCCACTAACTACAAAACAACTCAAAGAGATTACCAACATAATATACTACCTATAATTGATACGGAAGCAACTGAAGAGGAAAAAAAATCAATTGAGTTCAAAGATTTAAGTGAGGAAGCAAAAGAATTAGCTGAAAATGAAATATTCGGGAAAGCGGTAAAAGAACCTGCGAATATCGAACACGTTGAAATGATTGAAAGTATTAAAAAATATTTAGCGATACTTAAAAATACAAGCAAGGAATTAACTAAAAAACTTGAATCAGACAAGATTATTTCAAAACTTGAAATTTGTAAACTTCAAAAAGAATTATATGATACGGACGTTCATATTAAATGTTTAGAAAAAAGATTAAATAACCGTACAGATTACTATGTTAATCAGTTCCTGCCTGTTTATACAGTTGAATTAGCTGAAGCAAAAGAAAAACTTGAATCCTACTACGAAAGAGGGGTTAAACTAGCTGAATCTGGTATTGACGTTCAACTTCAATTTGTGATTCAAAAATATGAAGAGCATAAAAATAGCGAAGAGAGAATATGGCTATACTATACAGCTTTAAAATCTCGTGTAAATTCTTTAATTGAAGAAATTAAAAGTGATCCGATTAAGTATAAGGATTTACAACATCTAACAAGTCCTGTATAATGAAGCTGCCTTACGAAAGCAAGCGTATTGCTGTTTTAGTTAATTTATTAGAGCAAAAAGAAAATGACTTAAAAATAGCGAACGAAGTTACTTTGCAATTCATAAAAGATAAAGTTGATTTAAATACTTTAGAACTCCAGATAACAAAAAGAAATTTGCTTTTTATTGATATTTCAGGTATTAATTCACAGATAAAAAACCTTCAAAGAGGAAAATATCAGTACGGTTTAGAGATTCAAGAAAGGGACGTAAAGAAATGGACAGATTGAAATTAAGGGAGTTTTTTTAACTCCCTTTTTTTATAATTCTTTAAAATCTAATCCGTCAAATGAATTGTAAACATCTTCATCTGTAACATCGCTAAAATCTACTTTACTTACTACTTTTTCTTTAATTGAAATTTTTTTAGAAGTAGTTTCTCCAACTAAATCAAATAAAGGGTTTATTGACTCTTGCATAATTATTATTTTTTCTATTGTTTTTGGAGCTATTATTTCTTCAAATTTTTCTTGATTTATTTCCGACATATCAATTCTACTATAATAAAACCACATTCTAACAGATTCAAGTGCTTTCATATTATAGTTTATAGCATTTATAGGGCTTGGAATAAATTTCGTATCAATGCCTTCAATTGCAAGTTGATTTTGCATAGGATCAACTCTAGGTCTATTAAAATCAACTGAAACTACTCCTGTAGCTAACTTTGTTGTTTTCTTCAACCGCTGCATAGCTTGAACCTGAGTATTAGCATACACATTAACCGTATTAATTATATACGGTTGAGATTGAAGTTCATTAAGCAACTCCGAATAAGATATATTTGTTCCTGTTGATACAACTACTGTTGTTCCTGATATAGCTATCCATGGATTTCCAGCAGGATAAGATACATTAGGCGTTAAAGACGAAAATATAGTTGGAACAAATGTTGGATTTATAATCCTAATTATTAAAGTATAATTTGGAGAAATTCCATTTGGAGCATAAGAAAAAAAAGCGTATCCTAAACCTGTGAATAAAAACGCATTAAGGTCAGCTATTAACAAGTCAATTGTAGCTAATAAAGGAGAGGTGAAATAATTATTAGGAACGCCCCCTAAAGTGTAGTCTAATTTAAATTGATTAACTAAGGTAAAAGGAAAATTAATTCGATAATAAGTCGTTGTGTTGCTCGAAGAACTACCACTTAATCCGCCCGAAAATAAATTTATCTCACTATCGGCATTGGCAATGTTAGTTAATTCTAATGATATTAATTCGCTTTCTGGATTCTTCATAATTGCAAATATAATTGTTTTTAAATAAATTATAAAATAAAAAAAGCTTACCCAATGTACGGGCAAGCTTTAAATTTCATTAAAATAAGATAATTATTCGTGAGAAAGTTTAGCTTCGTCTTTAGAAATTTTCATTTCTTCCATCTTCATTTTACCCAGCTTTAATTGGTTACGGTAATAAAGAATCATAAATACAGAAACTCCTACTGTAAGAATAAATAGTAATTGTTTTCCTTCAGTTGACTGACCATCTGACATTCTTTGAATATTAATCATTTTAATTTATTTTAGTTTTTACCAATTCGATAGGTTTTTAAGTCCCCATCCTCCGTTTTTTTCTTCTTCTTTATGTTCCTCTACAACTTCTGGATTCGTAACGTGAGAAACGATATTTTGAGGTTGTTCAACGATTGGAGCAACTACTACAGGTTTTTCAACTAATAAAGGTTCGTCTTCACGTTCACTTTCTGTATCATATTCCTCTTCCTCTTCCTCTTCCTCTTCATCGTCGCTATTTGCGTAGTGCCATGCTGCAATATCGTCTGCAATATCTACAGATAAGCCTTCCAACAAAACAATTGTTTCGGTTTTAGTCGCTAATCTTTGCTTGTTATTCCAAGTTCTTATAGCTGTTTTAATCTCTGAAGGTAAATCGCTTGCAGTTATACCTAATTCTCTAATTACTTCTTGATGTGCGTATTCCATTTTATATAAGTTTAAAATTCAAGGCACAAATATAAGCAAAAGTTGGTTACATTTTACATAGTAACCAACTCCATTTTGTTTACTACCAATTAAGGAATTTTAATCCCCAACCTGAAGCATTTTTGCCTATTTCTCCACCGTCTTTAAATTGAGGTTTACCTTTAGTCTTAACAATTGCATATTTACCTTTTGAATCATTTTTATACTCAATGTAAGTGCTTTGTTCTGGGTAAGATTTTTTTATTTCTTTTTGTTTGTATTCAATTGCCATAGGTAAATTATCAACCTCAGATTCATAAATTTTCCCTAGAATTTCTCCACCGTCTTCGAATTTATCTTCTTTGCTCATATCACCTCTATTCAAACGATTCTCGTAATAGACAGACCCATCTGCCGAAACTCTTTTTCCTAAAGGTAGGGCTTCACGTTTTCTGTCTGAAGATTCGCTTCTTTTGTGACCTTTACTTGGTTCGTTGCTTGGTGTTGCACCTTTTTTAGCTTTCAATTTAGCAACTAGCTTTTTGTGGTCTGCTTTTGCTGGTTTATTTTTTTGTTTGTAAGATTCTGAAAGTTTATTTCTTTCATTTAAAGCCATTTTATTCCATTCCGATTCTGTCAAGTCAAAGAATTTAATAACTTTTAAATCATCACCAACAACTTTGCTTTTAATACCAGTTTTAACAACCACTTTTTTAGCAACAGCCTTTTTGATTGGTGCTTTTCTAGTTGTTGGTTTTTTAGTTGTTGCTGTAGCTTTTTTAAATAAAGCCAATTCTTTTTCGTCACGTTTTCTTTGAGTTTCAGAAATAGTTTTATCTTTTAGACTAGCTTCTAAATTTTTAACTTTAGCTCCAACGTAATCTTCAGCCTTAAATCTTTCGTATTTTTCGATTGATCCAAAACCATATATCTTATTTTTGTTTTTATTAGCTAATTCTTTTGCGCTTTTTTCTGCATTTGCTAATGTTGAATGTTTAGATATAATTTCGTATGTAGCATCTTCATATACAACGTATTCATCTTTATGTTCTTCTTTTTCCTCTGCTTTAGTTTCCTTGCTTTCGTGTAATTGCTTTTTTAACTTTTCTATTTCATCTTTTGCTTTATCTTTAGCAAATTGAGGAAAATCTCCATCTATAACAGCTTGTAAATCTTCAATTTTTGATTGGATTTCTCCACCACCTTCGTATTGACCTTCTCTAATATGTTTTTGTAAAGAAAGTTTTACATATCTTGGTAAATTAACATATTTTGTTTCAACTATTTTATCATTATCAACAAACCTAAATCCAATTTCTGCACCTTTAGAACCTTGTATTCTTTTTGTTGTTTTTATTTTTTCATTATAAAATTCTTCATCAAATCCTATTTCGTTAACGTGGTCTGATAAAAAATGATATTTTTGGTCTAAATTCCAACTATTATCCCAAATATCCCCCTCGTATCTGTTTTTATATTGATTTTCAATACTACCACCACCTTCAAAAAACCCAAAACGTTTCTTTTTAGCAACAGGAGTTTCTGAAAAGCTAATTACTTCATAAGGTTCAACAAATCTCTCTCCGTCATCTGTGCCAACTATATAGCTGCTACCTTTTTTCTCTCTTATAATTCCACTTCTCGGAGTTCCGTAGTCACCTTTAAAGCTTATTGTGTTACCTATTTCACCACCTACAGCAAACATTCTCTCGTCTTTATATCCTTTTCTCATTGGTTTATCTTTTGCGTATCTTGTTTCGTAATCTTCACTTTTATTTACATATCTTTTTTCAATAACGTTTCCGCCTTTTGAAAACATTTTAGATTCTCCGTCTTTTTTGTCGCTTATAGAATCAATATATTTTATAATTGTACTTCTAATTGCACCATCTTTTGGATTTTTTGATCTATACTCCCATTTTCTATCGTAACGACCAACACTTGAATTTTCATTATAAATATTCAAATAATAAATAGAACCTTTATTTATTCCGTCAGTTCCATTATTATCTGTTTCAGCTGTAAAAGTATAGTCACCTAAATTACCTTCGTATGAATGAAAAACCCTATTAGGTTCGTCTTTTCTAGCTCGAAATTCATTTTTAGTTATGTTAACTTTCATTTTATCATCACCAACACCGCCACCGTTATCTTGTTTTGTCATTTTTTCAATATTTTGTTTGTAAAGTTAATTGTTTTGTAATGATTTATAAAATCAAAAATAATAGGTAGCTTTGAATAGCTACCTATTATTTATTTTAAACTAAAGTTAAAATCATTTGCAAACCTCTTATTTGTTTTTCAACGATAGCTTTTTGTTCATCTTCTAACATAGGCACTAAAAGTTTTAAACCTCTAATCTGTTTTTCAACAATAGATTTTTGAGATTCATTTGATCCTTCAGTAATAACCTTTTCTACATTTTGATTTTGATATTTTTCAACTTTTTCTTTTATCTCAATAAATATAGGTTCTCTTTCCGATAAATACTTTAATTCTGGATCGGTTAAAATTTCTGTCTTAATGAAATTAGAAAATTGTTCTGGCAGTTTAGAGTAATCTAAATTTCTAAAATACGACTCTACTATAGTATATTTACTCATTTTATATAAGTTTTGCTAATTGAATTAGTTTCTGTTTTATTCTAGCTACTTTATTAGGCTCTGATATATTTTCATAATTTCTATCATTAGGAATTTCCATACCACCTTTTTCAAGTACATTGTAATCTCTAGTTGAAGCATCTATGACCATATATCCATCAACAACATTTTTAAGCTCGTCTAGGGCTTCTTTGCCTTTTGAAAAGAAATCATCAATAACTGACACAGGGACAAACCTTCCAGTTTTTTGATACCTTGAAAGCATCCTTTCTTTAACTTCTTTATAAGGAACTTTATCCATATAAACTATAAATACTTTGTAACCTAACCTTTTTAAAGTGCCTATTAATGGTAAATAGTTTTTAGTGCTATTCATTGTGCCATCATAGATCATATCAAATTGACAAGGAACTCCGATTTCTTTATCTGTAAGTAAAGTATTAATTATATCCTTCGTTTCTAAATGTGTAGAGTTTGCGTTCCAACCTTTATACTCAGGTAATTTAGCTCTAACTTCATCAGCATCTATTTTAAATATAGCATCGTTCAACAAATAAGGTGCATAAGTTTTAAGGAAACTTGATTTACCAGAAGCAGGGCTACCACCTGTTAAAATAGCTATTGGCTGTTCATCTTTTAAACAATTAATTTGCTCTTTTAATTCGTTAATTATTTCGTAATGTAATAATTTTCTTTCTTCCGTATAATCTCCGTTAATATCAATGTGCATTGATTTTGTTTGCGGTAAAGATTCAACACACTCTGTAAGTTTCTTTATAGAATCGTCATCTATTTTACGAACCCCTTCTCCGTCCAATAATTCACAACTTTCATAAACTAATTTTTCTTTTTTAGGTTCTTTTAATCGTTTAATACTTAATAAATAGTTAAGTCTTTCAAATTCCTTTACTAAAGTAGGTACGCTTTTTAATTCATATTTATTTTTTTCCCTATCTAATATAATTTCTTCAGTCCTTTTACCTACATATTCTGGAGAAGCTAAAAATTTAACTTCTTCACTTAAAGCAATAACCTTTTGTTTACTTTCGTCTATGTAAGAATCAATTCTTTCTACTTTTATGCTACGAGGATTTAAAAGGTCTTTATTTTCTTTTTCTACAAGCCTTTTACTTTCTATAGAATAATCTAACCAATAAGGTCTAAAAGGTCTTTGAACATTTGAAATATCCTCTTGTTTGAATTTTTTAAGTATTTCGTCCATAGCATATCTTCTATCATAATCAGTTATTATTATCTTACCAAAATCATCTTTTGGATATTCTGACTTAAAGAAAGTAATTAAGAAATTAACCTTTTGAATAATATCTAAATCTTTTTTTGAAGGTGCTATTTGAGTTAGTAATTCATCAATTTCATCTTTATAGCGACTTAATGTATCTAAACTTGATTTATATGCAATTAACCTATCTTGAACACTTTTTAATGAATTTATATCATCTTGAATTTTAGTGTTTTTAACCTCAATCTCAAATAAAGCAATAACTTTTGGGTCTTTTATAAGTGCATATTTTATTTCTTGTGGATCAATTTCCTCAATTTTTAATACACTTTTACCATCGTTGCTCCAAATACTGTTTATTCTAGCTGTTTTTTCTTCTAATTTCTGGAACATAAATATATCAATACTATCAATCATTAATGGATTGACAATACGAACATTCATAAACTCATTTTGTTGACGCCAAATTCTACCTTGTAACTGAATCATATCAGTAGGATTCCAATCTAAAAAACAATTGTATAAACAAGTTGATTTTTTTTGTAGGTTAATGCCTTCCTTTATAGAACTTGAACCTAGTAAAATTTTCATTCTCTGAGAATCACTAATATTTTCGTATTCTTTGGTTTTTTCATCATACCTTCTACCTAAAAAAGAATCCTGAGATATTCTTTTTTTATCGACACTCATTTTAGCAGTTATTTGTCCTACTTCGTGTTTTTCAAAACCAATTTCGTTAATAAGATAATCAATTATAAGATTAAAGTATTTTAAACCACGATCCATATAAATAACCTGACCTGACATTGGCTCGTTATGTTCTTCATGGTATTTTTTAATTGATCTAATACACTCCATTACATATTTAAGCTTAGGGCTTGTGTTTATGTAATCTAAATATGTTGGCTCTCCTAAATCATTGTATTCATATAAATAAGGGCTTAAAGCTATGTTTCTAGCAAAATTCATGCTTCTTAATGCACGAACTCCCGATTTTTCTTTATCGGTTAAACTATCATCGTCTATTGTATCTTCATCAGATGAATCATTTAATTTTTCAGAATCTATATCGTCTGCGTTAGAATGTTTTATCAAACCTAGTTCAATTTTGCCTTCTGCGTAACTAACTACATCAGACATGAATCTTTTTTGAGCAAAAGACATTTCTATATTACAAGTAACTTCCTCCTCTTTTGATAATCTAACTACTTCATTGTTCACTAATTTTTTAGTAAATGGAATAACTATTTTATTAGGTCGAATAACCCCAATATCATCACCCTCTTTATAGTTGAAATATCTTAATATTATTTTTTGCAGCGAAGGTAAATTATTGAACCCTTTAACGATTTCTTTATATTGTGGCTGTAATTTATGATTTACAATTAATTCACTATTTACATCAATATAATTATCAAAAAAGTCTGTTATATTTTTTAACCCTAAACTATCTAATTGATTATAAGCAACCATTGATAGCATACTAAACACTTCCAAAGGTGAATTTGTAAATGGTGTTGCAGTCAACATTAATACATTTCTGTTTTTATTGTTTTTCAGAATATATTGGCTAATCATAAAACCTTTCAATGCAGTATCTGAAGGGCTACCAGATTGTATTTTATATTGTTGTTTTGCTTTTTTTCCAGAAGATTCAGCTTCACCTTTTACGGATGTAAAAACTTTTTTCAAGGCGTGAGCTTCATCAAAACAAACAAAATCTAATCCAAGTGCTTCTATTTCTACATTAGTCCCTTTAAGTCCTTTACCTATTAATGTTTCTAACTTGCTGTAAAAACTTGCTTTTTTCTTTTCAGACATCATTTCATCTGCACCACCTTGATTCAATATTTCATAAAGTTCAGTCAAAAGTTCATTTTCAGTTTTTTGACTAAATCCTAATTTTGCAAAACCTTCGTAAGTTAATACAGTAATTGAACCCTCATCAAGTTTTCTTACATTATTATTTTCATCTAAAATTTCATCAGAATAATCAACACCTAAATTAAATAATCCATTTATTTTTCTATGTGGTAGTAATCCTTTTATCTCTGATAACCATTGTTTATAGGTTTGATTAGGCACTACTACAAAAGGTCTTTTTGAATATCCAGCAATAATAAATTGCTCCATAACCATAATAGCTGACATTGTTTTACCTACACCCACATCGTATGCTAAACATCCACTACCTTCATTGAAAATGAAAGATACAGCTTCTCTTTTTTCTGGCTTAATAATAAACGGCTGTTCGTCATAAAAACTTTCTGTTATATTAAAAGCTACTGGAATTTTTAAAAAATCTGGCTTTAAATAGTTATTAAACTGCGAGTTCCATTGTGTTTCAATAGTAACTTTTTGCGATAAAGACAATTCTTCTTTAAGAAATAAAGAAAATAAACGATTACCTTCTTCTGTTGCTTTGGCTTTTGTTCGTGCAATTTGAGCCTTCCATTTTTCAACTTCTGAATCGTTTAAATAAGAAGGTGCTTGTTTAGACCTTTTTTCAATGTAATAGTATATTATATCATTATATGATAAATTTCCCTTAATATCTAATTTATTTCTATTGATAGCAAGCCACAAACAATAGGCATCTGTTAAAGATAATTTATTAAATGTAGTTTGTTGGTAGCTTCTACCTTCTAATTTATAAAAATCTGGTTTCCCTTTATTTTCTGCTTTTCCAATTTCCCACCATTTAAAAACGTCAATAGAATTAGTATTTTCTATAAAATTATTTTTAGCAAATTTTGAAATTGGTTTTAGAATCAAAGATTTTGCATCATCGTTTCCTGTAATCGTTAATCTATTATCATAAACTTTTTGAAAAGAATTATTTAAAACAACTAACTGATTTTTTAATACATCTTCACCATAGGTTTTAGTAATAAAATCAATATCTTGACCAGAATTTTCTCCACCTTTAACTATCTTGCTTATTTTCTCGTAAATATCACCACTTGCATAAAGTGGTAATGGTAAATAACTTCCTTTATAGTAAAACAAAATACCTTCATTTACCCAGTCTTTTAGCTTTTCTTCTATTGATCTTGTGTCCTCACCATATTTAGCCATTAAATACCAATCTTCAGAAAGCTCTTGACCTATACTTTCTTTGTAGTATATATATGCTTTTAATTCCTCGTTGGATATATTTTCATTTAGGGCTTGATATACCTGTTGATATGTTTGTAATTTAGCAACAGGAGCTTCGTAATCCTCGTTAAGACTTTCTTCTTTTTTAACTTTTTTAGCGACAGCCTTTTTACCTATATCATTATTTGATCTTTCAATAATTTTAATTAAAAATTGTTCATTTTCAACCTTTAATATCTCTTGAGAAATCGTCATTTTAATATCACTAACTCCGATATTAATATTTTTAATAAATTGGTCGAAATCGTCTGGTGCATCAATATTAGTTAATACTGTTATATCTCCAGTTAAAACTTGAATTTCTTTACCATATCTGCTTTTGTCAATTTTTATATTACCTAAAAGTTTCGTGTTATTTTTTTTATACCAATTACCACCGTATAAGTCCTCAATAGAATTATCTTCTTTATCAATAATATTAATTTCTTCTTCATCAATAACATCAATTTCTTTTTGTTCTGGGTATTTACCCAATATAAAATCTATTGCTTTTTGAAGGTATTGTTTATCTTCTTCAGATGCTGTTTCTATGCTTTCTCTAAACTCTTGAAGTTCGGATTTTACATCATCGGGCATTAAGATTCCACCGCCATTGAATTTTTTTATAGCGTGTTGAATATTTTTTGGAGAAATGTTATCTATCATAGGTATTTTATTGCTTTTTTAAGACTTTCTATAAGTTTATCGGGCTTGTCAGTATATTTACCTGCCTTTTCTAAAATGTCTATCCTTTTTTGTAGTTTTTCTTTTTCTGAACTAATTTCCAAAGGTAACACATTTTTATCAAATTTTTCTTTTATGTTAATTGATTTAATTACGGATTCGTCTGTTTCTTTAACGAAAATAGTATCGAATATCTCGTCTGGAGTTAAATTATTTCCAAATAAACCTGATCCGCTATTTTCGTCCACACCCTTATTATATTTTAACAAAGCATTTTTAAAGGAGTTAGCTTTTTGATTTAAAAACCAATTTATTATAATTGCCTTTTCAGTTTTTAAGTCCTCATCGTCCTCAAATATACTTTGTTCTGTAACGTATTGCTTAACCGACTTATAGTTGTTTAAAACCATTTGATTTTGAATAAGCATAGCTTTGTTAAGATCCTCTATTAAACTACCTTCCTTAAATGATTTATTTTTAATTAAAGGTATAATAGCATTAACAACATTTTTAGTTACCGACTTGATACCTTCATTTTGGCTTATTTCAATAGCATCTGAATTTAAAACAAGACTTACCAAAATAGTTTCGTAAAAAACCTTTCCATTTTCAGTTAGAGAAGTATCAGTAAACAGATTTGATATTTCATTTTCTGTTATTATTCCACATTCTAAAATTGTTTTTTTAAACCTATTTACGGCATTTCTATCATTGTATAGTTCACTAACTATATCTTGTTCTGAAATAATTGAAATTAAAGCATTTCTACACCCTTCATTATCTTTTATTTGTTGAGATAGTCTAATACCTAAATCTATTTGTCTTTCAGACTTTGCTGTAGATTTATTATACCTATTTAGTTCTGAAGTTACATAGGAGTTAAAATCAAGATCAAACCTAACTAAAACTGGTTGTTTAAATTTAGCATAAACTTGCTCCATATTAATTCCATACCCACCATATTTTAATTCATTATATAGTGTTTTAACGTATGAATCATAATTTTGTTTATAGTTTTTTGTTGCTAACTTTAAACTCATTACCCTATTATTACCACTTACTACAATACCATCTATTGTAATTATAGGAGTTCCATTAGCTGTAGGGCTTGTAGTTATTATAATTTCTGGAGTTAATTTTTCTGCTACCGAAATAACTTTAGCTTGTGCGTTTTTATCACCAGAATAATTCCTATCGTTCACATTCCTTCCTTTATCATCAGTAGGGTAATTTTCAGAATTACCAAAAGTTTGTTCGTTATGAGATGCTATTATATTTTCTAATTCAACAACAGCAAAAATAGATTTGTTCTTTTTATTATCAGGAAAAACAAGCTCTCTTTCTCTACCTAAAACTATATTCGTTTCTAAAAAGTTTTTTCTATATCCTATTTTAAAAAATCCTTCGTTTTTTAATTTCGATATGTTTATTTCAGTTAAAAGATCAATGTTTGAAACGTTATTTTCTTCTATTGGTTCTGTTGGTTTAAAATCTAATTTTGATTCAATATCTTTTATTTCTGGTATTTTTTCTTCGTCAAAAACAAAAGTTGTTAAAGGTTTTGCTTGGTATCTATCTTCTTTATAGTCTATATTATTTTTAAGCCAAGATTCTTTTGAATTTAATTTAACAGCATAATATAACTCTTTGAAATTAGTAACAGCACCTATTTTTGTATCTGTTTTTCCTTTGTATAAATTCTTATTTTTCCAATTATCTTCGTTTATGACACCATTTAATATTTTAAAATAATCAATGTTATCTCTACCTATTATTCCGTCAAAAGAAAAATTATTACTTTTTAATTCTTTTTTTTCATTATAATAAACCCATAAATCAAAAAATGATTGTTGGTTTTTGCTATATTCACATTTTTGCAGTTCAGATGCAATTTTAGATATTAAATCTTCTAAACTTTTTTCTTTTGTTGAACCAGCATATCTTACATAAGTTTCTATATTACAACCGAAATTATCAATTTTCCACTTTATAAATTCCTCACCCATTAAATCGGGCGTTTTTATTCTCGAATTATAAGAACCTTTGTCATAGCCAGAGGTCATTCTATTATAGCTTACGCCAAATTTATTTATTAAAATTTCGGCTTCTTTTTTCCAATAATCGTAATCTTTATACATTATTAATCAATATTATTAACTGAATAAAGTCTTTCAACTTCTACTATTGCTTCCGAAATATTGATTTTCCTTGACAAAATCGTTTCAGCTATTGTTTGTAATAAAGCATTTCTCAATTCAATATTAGAGTAGTTGTAACAAACTACAGGAGTAACAGATGAATCGCAAAATTCTAACTCTGTTTGAATCTGAATGTAAAGTTTTTCTAGTAAATTTTCCATTTTTTATCTTTTTTTAAATACAACAATTTCAGACGATACGCCAGTTCTTTCAAATATATTAATAGGTAATCTGTAGGCATCTATTAAATCAGCTTTTTCAAATATAATTTCTTTAACCTTTGATAATGGCGAATCTAAAAATAATGATCCACCATTATATTGTTCAGCACCTACAATGTATATTAAAAGTCCACCTTGAACTAATAAATCTAATCCCCTTGTAATAAAATACTCAGTAAAGTTACCTGCTTTAGTAAAAGAATCCTCTCCCATAGCTATATATTTAGAATCTAGTTTACCATAAGGCGGATTTCCTATAACTAACGAATATTTATCTAAATTTTCAGTTTTGTTTTTAATTGTCATATTGCCTTTTAAGAAGTTTTGCTCAAAATATTTTAGTTCTACTTTAGCGTTTGGATATAGTATTTCACAAATTTTAACTGAGTATTCATTGATTTCATTTGCTACCAACTTAACGTCTTTAGGCGCATATTTTAAAAAAGCACCTATACCAACTGAAGGCTCAAAAACAGAATTGTCTGCTATCGTTCCATATCCATATTTATAAGCCAAAGCCCACATTTTTTTTACAACTGCATCAGGAGTATAAAATTCATACATTAACCCTTTCATTCGTTCTATTCCTATTTCACCAAACTTTTCAAGTCCACCATATCCAGAATAATAAGATATAAACTCTAGTTCATCATTAGAATAGTTGTCGCTATCTCCTTTTTGTTCTAAAAGCCTTTCGATTGCTTTATTTATTTCATACGGATTTTTATAGCTTTCAATATCAGTTTTAATTTCTGGTATTAATTCTTCTTCAATATCTTCTTCTTCATCAATATCTTCACCAATTATTTTAGATAATTTTTTTGGATCAAAATAAAAATCTAATTCTGTATAATTTTTAAGTTCCTCAATATCTATATAACCTAATTCAGCATCTTCCATATCTCCATTTAGAATAGTGAATCCAAACGCTTGTAATTGTTCTTCCTCAATATCTTTCTCTAATATGTACCAATCACTAGACGAACTGAAGTAATGTAAATAAGCTATTTTTTGTAATTTCGGTATTCCGTCCGTTTCGTATGTTTTCGGCATAGTAGTAATAGTTGTGTATAAATCATCTATTACTTCATTATAGCTATCTAAATTGCTTTTAACTACTTCATATTGCCCTTTTCCGAAAAACGGCTTTACAACCTTTAATTTATCTATTTCCATTTTGTTTTATTTTTATACAATGTTAATCAAAAGTTTTAACCCTCGTATCTGTTTTTCTATAATATTTTTTTGATCCCCTTCAAGCATAGGTACTAACAATTCTAAACCACGAACCTGAGTTTCTAAAATTGATTCTTCGCTTTCTTGTTCTATTGTTTCGTGTTTTAAAGCTTTTTCAAACTCATCAATACTTTTCTTTTCTGTTTTTTTATCCCTTCCATCAATAGAACCTAAAGAATAAGCTTCAATTGATTTAGCCCCATTAAAATCTGGAACATAACCAAATTGATACGCTGTGTTTTCATATCCTTTTGTGTAAAAATCGTATAGTTCAACTATATCTTCATTTTCCTTTTCCATTTTAGCTAGATCCTCGTAATATTCTGGATTCTCCTTAATATGTGTTTTTGCCGTTTCAACAACTGCTTGTTCTGGTGTTAATTTACGTTCAGCTACCTTTTTTAATGTAGCCAAATGTTCCATTTCGTGTTCAGTTCCTTTTGCTAGTTCTCCACCACCTTTGAATTTTTTAGTTTTAATATATTCTTTTGCGTCTTCAATGTAAGTTTCTATTTCATCAATTACACTATCAAAAGAATCATCACCACTAAAATATATTTGAGGTCTATTTTGTTGAAACCTTCCCCTTGTAGCATCTTTATTTGCTATAACAACCGATAAGCTCCTATCTATACCATAAGGTAGATTAGATTCATTTTGTGAATGATCCGCAATCCTTAATTGAATAGAACCTATTGAATCATTTTCTTCGTTTGTATCGTCCTCTGAATAAACATCAATAGTGTTATACTTATAATTTCCGAATTTATTTTTAGCCCACTCTTGAACTTCATCTAATAAATCTTCTGAACTGGAATTAATAGCTGAAACAACTCTATTTTCAATGTTTTCAAATTCTCCTTCTTCAGTTAATTCATAGTAATAAGAATCATCATAATATTCTTCAATTGGATAATCGTCTATACTTTCTTCCTCATCTAATTCATAAATAAATTTATATTTATCAATCTTTTTTTCTAATGAAACGCTAAATTCACTATCTCCAAAATCACCAATAGTAGCCCCTTCGTATTCACTTTTAGCATCTTCGTAACTCATTGTTACAAGTTTAATTTCAGAATCATCGTCCGTATCAAATCTAACTTGGTAAAGTTCTAATTCAACTTCGTCACCAATTCCACCACCACCTTTGAATTTCTTCTCTGAATTAGGCATCCTTTTCATTGAATAAAAATCGCTATTTACTACAAATCCAAATTTACTATAATAGTTGATTAGATATTCCTTCGTAATTTTAGATTTCTTTTCTTCGTTGTCTAAAAAGTAAGTGTGTTTAGGGCTTGGTTCTAAATAAATAGTAACCTTAAACTCGTCTGCTTTATCAACTATTTTTTGTAAATATTTTTTAGCATCAATTGATTGATTTTTTTTCTCAAAAACATCTAAAATAACAACATTATTTTCTTTGTAAGGTTGGATTTCATTTGGCAAAGAAAAAGAAATATTCATTTCATCTGAAATCGGCTTATACCAATCAATAAACCATTTACTAAATGATTGTACACCTTGTATTCCACCACCACCTTCAAATTTTTTAGTAGGTTTGTGTCCCCAGATTAATAGGGCTGTATGTTTTCTAGTTTTACGACCTTTATCATCGTAAAGCTCACCTTTCATACCACTCATTCGCTTGATAAATGATATTTGCTTTTTAGCCCAACGCCACATATCAGAACTCCATAGTTTATATGGTATATCCTTCATTTTCATTAGCCACCTTGCGGATTCTCTACCTGAATCAATACCTTGCTTGTTCGCTTCAGATTCACTCAATCCTGCTTGTTTTCCTTCTGGTGAATTATAGAAATTTGTTATCTCAGATTTACTCATATTTACAAGTGACTTCCACTCGGCATAAGTTTCAGCATCTAATTTTTTGCCTTCTGGTGTGTTGTAAAAAGCTTTTAGCTCAGATGGTGTCATGTTGGATATATTACCACCTTGTATATATTTAGCCAGAATTTCAGCTTCTTCATCACCAATAGCAACACCATTTCCTTCCATTTGATTTAATGTAGAAAGTATTTCTTTTGGCGTTCCTTTTACGGTTAAAACCTTGTCAGATTGAACGGTCTTTTTGTTTATTATAACCTCGTTCCCTTCAAGTTCTACAGGAGTACCACCTTGGTCGGTTACAATAGCTTTAATACCACCTAGTGAATTGCCCTCTGAATCGTAATGTGCTTTGCCTTTCAGCATACCGCCTTTTGATCCATTATTAGTTTCGAAAAATCTTTTAGCCATAAAATATAAAATATAGACAAATTTACCTTTAATTATTTTATTTACGAAATTTTGATTATATTTGACCTCGTAGGCTCAACGCCTACATTCTTTACTATTCTTGTCGGAATTACTTGTTGAAGAAAAAAAAGTAGGATAACGCTCGTTGTCCTACTTTTTTGTTTTAATGCTTATCTAATAAATCTCCTTCTGGAACTTTTTATCTTCCTTGCTTTTTTAATAGCTTTTGACGAGTTTTTCCTTTGCTTTATCATTTTCTTTTTTGAAAACTTATCATAGTTTGAAATAATTTTTTCACGATTCTCTTTATCTTGATTGTGAGAAACCCCTTTGTTGTAGTTTAAACCACTGTAGCAGGACATTAAAAGTAAAAGCAATAAGAATATGAGTTTCATTATTTTTCGTCCTCTTCAGGTGATTTATTGAATTGTTTTATTCTAATTTGGATCAATTCATTTTCAGATTTAACTTGTTCAGTTGATTTGCTCATTAATTACATTTTTTAAACTCCATATAAAGTTTGGTTGATTATACCTACCCATTTTTTTTTCTCCTGTCATGTTTAAAATACCATGATCCGTTAGCTTTGTCATAGCACGTCTAATTGAAGTTATAGGAACTGAATCATAAAGTTTTTCGTAAGCTTCTAAAACTTCATAAGGAGTCATTCCATTGCCGTTTTCTCTGATTATAGATTCAACCCTAGATTCTTGATTTTTATCGTTTAAAACAATTCTTTTCCCCCTTACTTCAGGAACAGTAGTAAAATTATCTTTAACGATTGCCGTTGCTCCTTGGTTGCTGCCGAATAAAGTATTCTCAGTAACTAAAATCCCTTCTTTATTTCTTTTAAAAAAACTAAACATAACTTTGAATTTAAAAATTAGGGAGGGTTTAATCTCCCTAAAAATGAATATTAATTTTCTTCTACTACTTCAGGTGCTACTCTTGAAATTTCTTTATCCAGTTCTTCTTTATATGGAAAAACGTCAACGATTGGCGAAATTGATACTGATAATATTGTATAATCAGCAATTAAGTGAGTTAAAGATTCTTTTAAGTTATCGCAAGCGTTAGAAACTGAATCCGCTTTTACTAAATATTTAGCTTTAATCATTTTTATTTTATCGCTTTCTAAAGTAGCATCCTGCATTGAAGCTATAATTACATACCAGTCATCATGATTTTCGTAATCGAAAATATCAACTATAGGAAAAGGAACTAAACCTACTACTGAAAATTCACCACGAATTGTACTACCTAGCTCTTCATAAACCCTGCTTTCTGCATCCGTATAGCTTAATGCTGAAAATAAATGAGTATCTGTAACTCTTTTGAAAGTACCATCTTCGCTTTGTTTTGTGTACTTTACTTTTCCTTGAAACCAATTGTTTGTTGTCATAATTGTCTGTTTTTATTTATTATTACTTGTTTAATTACTTAATTTATAGCTTGAAAAAGCTAAATTTTGCTCGTTCCATTCTTTAACGTCAATATCCCAGTTCTTTTTATTTTTTAAAGCGAAAAGAATCTGACTAAGACGATCTTTATTATTAACCATTATTTTCTTCTGATAATAATTTAAATCATCTGTATCCAATAAAATATCAATATTTGGAATTATGATCTCGTATGTCGTTTTATAAAAATCCTTACAATAAGCCGAACCTTCGCAAAAAATCAAAGTTTTTGGTATATCTCCTGAAGATAAGAGCTGAAAAGCTTCCTCTCTTAAATCTGAATAAAGGACGTTTTCACTCATTACCTAATTGCAATAGATGAATTAAGTATCGGTGTAATAGAAAGCGAATCGGTCGATTCTTTATCGTATTTTACCAAAATAATACCGTCATAAATACCTCTTTTAATAATGTACTTAACCCCTTTTACAGTTAATGTAATGGCCTCAACTTCATCTAATGATAGCAAGCCTTCTTTTCGCTTATCTCCTATTTCTAATCTCATGATTTTGTCGTTTTTTAATTATTAGTACCGTTGAATTTATCTGAAAAAAAAGATTTAATACCAAAACAGTATAAATTTTCTCCCATATCTTTCATTTGAAAGGCTGACTTTGGAAACCAGTTTTTTGATCCATGTATATCAATTAACACAGCTTTTTCAGTAGATTTTTCTACATTAGCAAAAAAATTGCCTACCATGTGAATACAACCATTCGATTGTACTTGTTTGTTTAATTCTTCTATTGCGCTCATAATCTTGTCGTATTTTTGACAAATATACAAATTAAATTGAATCAACAAATTATTTTGTAAAATAATTATTTTTTTATTTGTTTTGAATCAGGATTACCATAAAAATCTCTCATATACGTTGCAATTATGTGTTTTACAGCTACTGATCTGTCTTTATGAACTAGATTACCAGTATGAATATCACGCTTTTTAACTTCTTTTTCAATGATTGAATAATTATCCGTTAAATAGTCCTCAACGGCTTTTTGAAATTCAGCACGAGAAAAATTTCCTTTAACTTTTTTCATGTCTTTATCAACGAATAAAAAGAAACGTTCGTCACCACCTCTATATTTGTTTTCAACTAATTTTTCAGCTAAATGCAAGTGAGTAACATCTGTTCCGAATTTATTTTCGTGTTTTTTTACAGTATCTTCAGTTTTATGAATCCTTAACCAATTACAATTAGCCCACAACTTAGGGTGCGCCATTTTTCCAACTGACTGAAAGTGCAAAATAATATCACAACTTTTATGTCTTTGAGTACAAATAGCTCCAATTAAATCACTTGGTAATGAATCTGAAAGGAACTTAGTAATATCCTCAATAAGTAATAAACCATTTTTAAAGTTCTCCAGAATAACACCTAAAGCATCAGCAGTTTCTTTTAAAGTCATTTGACCACCACCTTCTTTTAAAATAGTTACCCTTCTAGCTTCTACTATACCATTGTGACACCATTTACCTATATCCGATAAACGGATAGCTCTAATATGTGCAAAGTTTGGGTTTTGATCCGACTGAACATTTCCAAATTCATTATTTACATCTAAAATAAGAACCTTTCTAGGCTTTGCTCCTATACTTGTATTTCCTCTTAAAGTTGGTTGCATCATAGCGAGAGTAGAGTAGGATTTACCCACTCCCTTCATTCCTATTGCAATTCCTAATTGTGCTTCCCTATATTTAATTTCTGCCATAATCAATCCTCCATCATTTGTGCTTCAATATCTTCAACTGACATTTTAGCTGTTGCTACTTTCATTTCTACTACATTATTTTCTTCTTTTGGTTTCGACTCAATTGAATCAGGAGTATATGTTTGAACAGGCGGTTGAATAACTATTTCAGCTCTATTGTTAGCTGTTGCTGTTGCAAAATGTTTTAACATTTGATTTCCTTGTTTTTTCATTCCGATAATAACTACCATTTTCATAGCTAAATCTTTTCCAAACATTCCCAATAAATACTGTTCATCGGTAACACCCCATCCTTTTTTCTGAAATACACGAATCATAGCAGGCTTAACTTTTTCACCAAATTCAGGATCATAAGTTAAAGCTTCAGTTACTTGCTGGTTGTGTGTTTGAGCATATTCAACAGCATTAACATCTGAACCGTCCTCGGAAATTGGAACTCTTAACTCGGAATCAATTTCACCATTTATAATTTTTTCGTAAATTTTAGCTTCATCAATCTTAGCAACTTTCGCCCCTAATTCATGAATCATAGCGTACCCTTCAAGAACAGAATTAACCAATTGCGTAGCTGCCATTTTTTTATCCTTGTTATCTAAATCAGACATTGCAGGATTAGTAACATTATCAAATGCACTTGGTTCTTTTGGTTGTTCTACTTCAGGAGCTTCCTCTTCCTTAAAATCTTCAAACGTAAGGTTTTGATCTCCAAAATCAGGTTCTTCTATATCTCCAATTTCTGAAATTACTTCAGTTTTATTATAAATACGTTCTATTACAGGTTCATTAATAGGGCTATATTCAAAACTTGGCACTTCAAAATCATCTACTTTTTCACTCATTATCGGTTCTATTTTTGGTTCAACTATATTTTCTTTAATTTCTTCTACTTCTACCTTTTCAATTGTTGGTACTTCTCTTTTTTTTACAACTCTTTTAGCGATTAAGTTACCCTCTTTAGGTTTTCTGCCTCTTGTCTTTATTTCTGTCATTCTGATATTTTTTGTTTATAAATTTCTATATCTATATCAATTGCTTTATAATAATCCAGATAAATTTTATGTTCTTTTATTTTTTCATTTTTATTCTTAAAATCAGTCAAAGCATGAGATACTATAGAGTGATTTTTATTATCGAACAAATTGGAAACTTCTAAATGAGATAAGTTTAAATGTTTTTTTACTAATACCATTACCATGCTCCTGCTGGTGAATAATTCACTAGAAAGAAACGATTTATTTAAATCGGACGGATTTACATTAAAAGATAAGCAAACTTTATTTTTTATAAAATCAATTACTTTTTGGTCGTAATTATTAATTCCAGACCTACATAGTTTCTCTAATGCAGTCATCACATTTTTTACGCCAACCTTTTTAAAAGTCTTGTATAATTTAGATACAACTTCTACTATTTCTTTTTCTTCTGACATATTTCTTTAACACTATAAACGCAAATTTAATGTTTTTTTTGTTATTTATGCCTAGATTTCAAGTAAAAAAATAATATAACCTTCACTATTAGTCCATAGTTTTGAAGCATGAAGAAAACATATCGTAGAATCATCCGTTAAAAGAGTTCCTGATTGAGTTAAGGCATCCTTCATTCCTTTCGTGAGATTATCTAGGTCTGGCTTTTGAATGTGAATTTTTCCTTCTATTCGGGCTTTTTTACCTCCTTTTACCGTAATAGGGTATGGTATTCCAAATGTTACATTTAGAGTAGTGTAATCTTTAGGATTAACTTTCAATTGTTTTAATATCAAACAAAGTTCATCTTTGTACTGTTGGTATTCAGGTGGGTAATATGTGCAATTTATACCTTTACCATTTTTGTAAATAGTTTTAACCCTTGGTCTTGGCGTAGGTTTCGGCTTAATCTTTATTAAAATCTGTTTATTCATAATTATAAAAGTAAGTTTGTAATTAAGAGATTCAAACTCTTATCTATCGGATCAACCGACATTTTAACCAATTAAACTAAATTACAAACTTTAAAAGCTACTGAAGCCCCTCTGAGCATTGACCAGATTAACAATATCTATTTCGAAATTCAATATTGAAGGAGTAAGCTGTGCTACCTTTTTAAAAGACTAAGAAGCTGTTCTAAAGGTAAGCTGTCAAAGTACTGTTGCCACAAATATAAGCATTAAAATAATAAAAATAACCTATCTGCCGAATATATAGCAATAAGCCAACATATCAAAAACATTAACATTGTTTTCGGTTTTAAATAGCCCTCCAAACGATCCGCTGCAACTTCTTGATATAAATATAATCCTCCAATAACTCCAGAAATTAAAAGTATGCTATAAATTATAATTTGATATTTTATCATAATGTTTTTTTACAAATTTAATTTAAAAAGGGGTTTTATCAAAATTGATTGTTAAATTAGGTTCAGCAACTGTAACCAATTTACTTGTAGATTCAGTTACTTTTTGTTTAAACTCTATAGCGTTTGAATTGCTATCTGATAAATGAATTAAGACTATATTGTTAGTTTGTGTTAAATCGTTTGCTTGTAATAGTTTTATGCAATTCTGAACCGATAGGTGACTATTAATTACCCTAGAAGGTAGAAAACCATCACTACTACTAACTAGATTTTCACAATAATTTGCTTCGATAATCCAATTTGCAATTCCATTGAAAGAATATTTACTATAAACTAAATCCGTTAAAAACACAATCTTTCCAGATTCAAAATGGTTTATCAAAAAACCAAACGTATCTATTGTTGGATCGTGACGAACTAAAAATGGTATTACTGAAAAACTACCTACATTGAATTGTTTATTCGGCTCTACTATCTTTAAATTACTCGTTTCACCGCCAAATTTCTCAACTACCGATTTATTGCTATAAACTTTAATTCCAGAACTTGTAAAGTCATTTATATATTTAGAATGATCCATGTGTAAATGTGAAGACAAAGCACCAACAACTCCAGTTAAATCAAAATTAAGGGCTTCTTTTACTTTTGAAAACTTCTCGCCACATTCTAAAATTAGAATCTCTCCTGATGAAGATTTTAATAAATAGCAATTTCCTGAGCTGCCTGAATTAATTACTGTTAGATTCATTCTTGTCGTATTTTTATGAGTATAAATGTAATAAAAAAAGCGAACCGAAGCTCGCTCTTTAAAATTTATTTTTTTTTTGATTTATGCTCCCATAACACATCTTTCATTTATGCTTTTTTTTTCTGCATTTTTTTTCGTGTATTTACGTTTTGGTTTTGGCTCGTTTAATTCGATTGCTTTAGACCATATTACTTTAGCTAAATTAGTTCTAAGTTCAAAAGACTCCTCCATTTTTCCCTTTCTAAAAACATATAAAAAATCGTCCCATTTTTTAAAAATATCTAATCTTTGAAAGTTAAAACTAGAAATTCTAAAATCAACCTTATTTTTAATCTCAGTAATGGATTCAACATCATTTTGGTTAACCTGCTGTTTCATTTTAAGCTTAGTTTCACAACTAGGTCTGGTTACTTCGATTGGATTTTCCAGAACTTTTTTAAGATTTTTAGCTAAAAACTGTGTTGCAATATTTTCATTATATTTATTGATAGCTAGATTAAAACTATGATTTTGTTGGTCAACTTTTTTAGATAAACTATTTAACTTAGTATCATTTGCTGAAAAATTAGTGTCTAGTTTTACAAGTCTATCTGCTACTTTACCTACATTATCTCTTTGCTCTTTAACTCCTTTAATGACTTCATTTAAACAATGACTTTGTTCTATAACCTTCAAATTTAAAGAATCAATTTCTTTTAGTTTTTTTAGCAAATCTTTAATCTTATCGAAATTTCTTTGAACCCTATTAAATTGATCCGTTGTTCTTTCGAAATTACCTGCTGATATATGTACATTTTGATTAAATCTTAAATTTAAATCATCTACCAAATTAAAAACTTCAGTTATCCTGATTTCGTAACTGTTTTTTTTCATTATAAGTTTATCAAGTTCTCTACAAGCTATATTTAACTGCTGCTTGTCAAGTTCTTTTGTAATCAAAATTTCTTCCTGAGAATCTGAAACTGTATTCACTTTTTCATCTAAACCTTGAATTATAGAATCGAACTCCTTAAATATATCTAAATTATCAAGATTTATTTGAGATTGTATTTCTGACAACTCTTCTAATTTACTAAATCTTTCATGAGAAATATCCCAATTTTCATCCTGACCTTTTGAGTTTTTATTTGCAATTTCAAAATGTTTCATTACAACTTTCTGAAAGTCTATAGAAATATTATCACGTTCCGTTTCTGAATCGGAAAGCTTTTTGAAGAACTCGGTTCTTAATTTTGAAATTTTAAATATTAAACTCAAGATCCAAAAAATTAATAAAATATAAGGTATTAATATTGATGCTATTATTATAATTTCCATTTTTTTTGTTGTTATATAAAATTATTAATTCTTTCTATTAGAATACTAGAGTATGTTTCCATGACTATTAATTGCTTATTCAATCTCTCTTGTTCTGCTACATCTATTTTTTCTTTAAAGAAGTCTGATTTAGTGAAATTTGTTAGATCAATTACTTTTACTTGCAAATCTCTCAATTCACTAACAACTCTTTGTTCATGAGATTCAAATATGTCTTTTTTATAATTTAAATCAATACCTGTCTTTATGTATGAATCTTCAAAAACATCTATTGGCGACCAACTAATATAGCCTTTATGTTTTTGGTGATTTACCTTTTGGATTGTTCCTGACTCAATGTTTTCAACTAAAAATCCTTCATCCTGACCGTTTTCTTCACTTGGCAACTCCCAACCTCTATAATCGTTATATTCTTTACGATTCATTGGTTTAGCTATAATTTCTTTTACTCCTGTGTACTTTTCCATAACTTAAAATCCTGCATCTGGTTTAATTGCGCTTACTGTTGGTTCTTCGAATAAATCTTTAGCCGTTTCTTTTTTAGCTTCTACTTTTGGAGTTTCAACTTCAACTACTTCATCAAAATCAATTACTTCTGTATTTGCGAACTCTTCGATTTCATCGTTTACCACTTCTTCAGTTGTTGGTGGTGTTTTTTCATCGTACAATCCACCATCATCACTTGAACCGATTACAATTTTTAAAGCTCTATTGATTACTGACTTTTTCGCCATTTCATCAGAGAAGTTTTGGTGAGCAGGTGAATTACCTTTTGCTTTTCCTTGATTCCATGCCGACTTAATTTGCTCCATGTTCATTATCTCTACACTCGTGCTATCGTCATTGTAAATAACAATTGCATAAGCTCCTTTAATTTTTGATAAATTAATGTTTTCTAAAGATGGTTTATGTTTTAAGATTTTCAACCTTCCTGTGTTTACATCAATTTCATAATCAAAATCGTCACCATCAAAAATACAATTAGCTCTAACTTCTTTTACATTACCAACTCTTTTAGCTACAGCAATTGCCCCTAAGTAACTTCTTGATAATTGTAATTTGTTACCGTAAGCGATAAAGTAACATTGTTTTTTAACAGGCGAAAGCCCCTGAACAACCATATCTAGCAAACAGTTTGCAATTGATACTTTTGTACAAGCTTCTAAAACAGGTTTTTTATTCAAATCAACTGTTTCCTGCAAAATTAACCAAGCCGATTTCAAGGCATTTTCTGGACTGTATGAAGAAGGTAAAGTTAATTCTCCATTTTGTTGAAAAGTATTGATTTTAGCCAATACTTGATTTGTAATAACTTTGTCCTCGACTAAAGCTACTTGTTCTGTCGTTTTGCTCATTTTTACTTGTTTTTATTATTAATAATTGTCGTATCAAATATAGTTATTAATTCGATTCACTATAAGATTTTTCGTGTTTTATTTTAAGTTCATAATAGCCCTCACAAATTTCTTTTAATATATTCTCAAATAAGCCTGACCTTCTTAAATAAACAATTTCTTCTTCTATAAATTTATCCAAGCTTTTTGGTTCTGGAACATCTTTTATTTTAACTACAAAATGATTCATTCCACAACAAGCAATAAAAGTTTTATTTGAAATAGACAAACTTTTTAGTTCAAATAAATCACTAAAAGGAGGTTCTTTTAATTCTGTAACTCCTTGCCCATCTCTATCTATCCAAGATATAAAATCTAGCTCTATTGATTTATATTTTCTCATTTTTTTATTACTTTACAGTTAATTTTTCGCAACCAGAATCAACGATTAAATTGATTATTTGATTATCTGTTTTTATTAGGCTTGTAATACTTTCTCTACCGTCAATAATTACAGGGCAATTAATCTCGTAAAAATCGCTTAAAACATTTATTACTTCAATTCCTGCGTTAATTTTAGCTGCTGTATTTACATCGTTAAAACCAACTCCATTAACTAAACAAGTACAATCTTCTGAAATACCTCCATTAACTAAATTTTGGAACATTTTAAACTTAACAAATTTGAATTTTGCGTTTACCTTTTCCTCAATCATTTTCATTTTTGAGTTTTCGAATTGATCTATAATCATTTCAGTTTTTTCAAGACTTGCTATTTCCTGAGATAAAGTTTTTTGTTGTTGGTTTAGTTCTTCAATCCTAGCCGTTCCTTTTTCGATTTGAACCTTATCATGTAGTTTTAACTTTAAAATGTCTATACTAGCTTGTACTTCTGTTTTTCTCAACTTTAAAGCTGAATTATCAATTGCCGTAACTTCTGGAATAACTATTTCCGAAATTTCGGATTGCAACTCCGTTACTTTTATCGAAACTGTTTTTTCTGAAGCAAATTGAACCTCGAAAGCTTTGATTTTATCTTCAATAATTTTTAGTTCTGCTTCTTTTGTTTCGATAATTTCATCTAAACTAATTTTTGCTTTTTTAAATACTTCAATATCGAATTGGTAATTTTCAATTTGAGTTTTATTTTTTTGACCTCTACCTCTAATTTCTGAAATAACTTCTTCCTGCTGTGCTTTGAATTTTAATAAAGCATTTGCTTTAATTTCTTCAATTTTGTCTGTATCATATTCACGTTGACAACTATTGCAGGAGAAGGCTGTTGAATCGAATGTAAAATCCTTTGCATTTTCATCTGTAAACTTTTTTCTTAATTCGTCATTGGCTGTTTCGTGACGTTTTATTTTACCTTCTAACTCCTGAATTAATTCAACCTGCTGTTTTGAATTATTTTTATTTAACTGGATTATATGTTTCACGTTACTGGAATCGGAAACCAAAATATTGTAACCCTTTTTTGATTCAGCAATTTCTTCATTTATTACTGCCTGAAGCTCCTGATCCTTTTGGAATTTAATTTGTTTTACTTTGTTTACTTCAGCAAACTTCGAATCCATTTGTTTTGTAGCATCCTCAATTTGAGTATCAATATCTTTTATTTCGTTTGTATAATTTTCAATTGTTTTTTCTACTAAATCCCAATTTTTAGAATCTGGTAAACTTCTTGTCGCTTCGTCAATTCTTGAAGGAATTAAATCCAACTCATCTTTTATTTTTTTACGTTTTACGGAGTATTCTCGCTTGTAATCAGCTAAAGTCTTATCTGAAGAAAGTAGGGCTTGTATTTCAGTTTGTTTATCCTTAGAAAAATTACTGTAAACCTCTGAATCTAATATTTCACCAACTATTTTTGATAAAACAACTCTTCTATCATTCCATTTCATTACAGAATTAAAGTATAATGGATTTGATAGTAATTTTTGAAACTCTTCTGATATTATTCCATCGACTTTCATTTTATATTCTGAAAGTGAACAAGGCACTCCGTTAAAAAAGAAGTCTGTACTATGACCTGTTAACTCTTGTTGCTCTGCACCCTTCTTCTTAGTCCATTTCTCGCTGTAAACACGTTTCAAAGTTAATTCTGAATCATCTACCATAAACACGCCTTCTACTGAATGGTTTAGGTTATGAATTGGATCATTATTTGTGTCTAGTGTTTTTATTCCAAAATCGGTTTGGTTCTGGCTATTTTTACCAAATAACAACCACGAATAAGCATCTGCTACAGTTGTTTTGCCTGAACCATTTTTACCATGGATATTAGTTTCCTGAGAATCGAAATCTAAAGTATAATGTTTGATCCCTTTAAAATTGGTTAATACCAACTTATTTAATACTATTTTTTTCATCTTTCTTGTCGTTTATTTATTATTTGTTTAAATATTTAGCGTTTAGCAAAAACTCGTTCGCCATTTTTGTAGCCGTTATTTTTGTAATATAAGTGTATCTACCATCATTATCACGAATATTTATTTCATTTGGTATGTTTGCAAATAAATTTAATGAATAGTTACCCATATCAATCATTACATCAACCTTTCCTTTTTTTGCTACTAATGTTTTTAAAGCATTTGCGAAGTCTATTAATTCTTCTTGTTCAGTAAGATATATTGATCCAATGTCATTAATATATTTATAAGCTTGATTTTTGAAGCTATAATAAAAATAAGTCGATGTATCCATTCCATTTTTTACATCCATTGTAATATCCCATCTACCTGTACCTGTTGCTATTTTTTTAGATATAGTCATTTGAGAGAAACTGTTTGTAGCGATAAGCATTGCCGCACTAATAATAATCTTTTTCATTTTCTTGTCGTTTTAAATATAGAGCAAATATATATAAAAATTTGAATTGAAAGTTATTTTATAAAATAATTTATTAAAATAAAAAAAAGCTACTCAAATCAATGAATAGCTTTGGATTTATAGTGCTTGCCTACCACCTGACATTCCGTCAAATAAACTTAATACATTCATATCCTTATCTTTTTTACTTTATAAATATTTATTCAATAATTTCTTCGGATCAACATTTTTTTCAATCCACTCCTGAAACTTACGTTCTACAGCACAATCTCTAGCAACTGTTCTCGAAGCGTGTTCTGGTATTCCACCTTTTAAAGACATTACAGAACGAATAAATACATTCTCTTTATTCACGTTCAATGAATTATCTAAAAGTCTTTTATTTGCTTCTAGCATCAAAAGTTTCTTTTGCTCATCTGTGAGAATTAAAAGTTTTGATCTTGATAAAAAATTGTAGGTAGAATTGCCTAAGTCCGAGAATACTTTTGTTTCCTTGTATTTTTCAAAGTTTACTATCGTTGCTTTAGCCATATATTGATCCACTTCTTCCTGAGTTTTCTCTTGAGATTTTTCTAAATCAATATCACGCTTTTTAATTTCGTACTCAATCAAGGCTTTGCTCCTGTTAATCTTGTACGCTTGAAGGATTTTACTAATCCAAATAACGTTCATTGTACCGTAATTATTTAAATCATCTATATCTAGTTGGTATGATAAAGCCATTGTAAATGAAGTTTCTATTTCTTTTTGAGAAAAATCTGAATAAGCTTCTTTTAAAAATATTACTATTGACTTTAAAATATCATTTGTAGGCTTCTGAACTCCTGAAATTTGACAAAGCTTAACTAAATAGATATATAATGATTTATAATCTTCCTCATTATAATTTTTTATCTTTTTATATTCAAAATGTATTGGAATATATTTACGACTTTCAGGACGCAAGGTCTGAAAAATCAATTGATTCTGCTCCTTGTTGTAAACTTGAATATTTGTCATTTTGACTTGATTTAATTTGATTTAAAATACTTGTAAAATTTTTGTTTAATGTAGGGAGTGAAAGCTTTTTATTTACAGTCCACCACGAAGGTAATTTTTCAAAGAATATGCAAAAACTATCGAAACGAATATCCTCAGTAATAACATCGTTTTTAACTTTTATTAATTCGTCCATTTTAGACATTATATTCAAGGCATAACGAAAATGTTTTTCTAGTTCTGGGTAATCAAAATCGTGTTTAAAGTAAAATTCTTTCAGGAACTTTCGAAGCCTTCCGTTGTATTCAATATCGGAACTATCTGTTGACTTTTTTACAACCTTAACAACTTCCGCTAGTTCTTCTTTTTCAGCAAATTTTATTATCCTCATCCCACCTTTTAATTTCATTAAATGAAACTTATGATTTGAACCTAAAAACCTATATAATGAAGTTTTTGGTATTGAAAACAGTTTACAAATTTCTGAAACTTTAAAAGTTGTAATTCCTTTCTTGTCTGATTCAAGCCACAAATATAAAATTAACGAAAATTGTTTTTTATTTATTAGCTGTAGCCCTTTTAAATATTCCTTCATTATTCATAATCAATTATCTCATTAGGGGAAACATTTAAAGCTCCGCAAATCCTTATAATTGTAGAGGTCTTATAGTCTGGATTTGATCCTGTAACAACCGTATTAAGATGACTAATTGAAATTGGAAAATCTGGATACAATTCATCAATCATTTTTTTTAATTTTCTTTGAGATATTCTTTTTGAATGAAGGATTGCTTGTAGTTTAGTTTTACCCTCTAACTGTTCGTAGGTATATACCTTTCTCATTTTATATCGTATTTAAATGTTGTTTTATTTCTTCGATTAATTTCTTTTGTCACTTCTAAAGCATCTTGTAAAGTTGCTTTATCTCCTTTCTCCATAATCAATTTGTAGGATTGAATAACTACTTCCAGTATCTTTTCGTGTACTTCAATTCCTTGAATAGATAAAGCGTGCTTCATCCAAGTTAATTCGTCTTTTAATCTTTTTTCTTTCATAACTATTTCTTTTTAAATTGTTCTATATAATATCTTGCTGTTGTTTCACTTACAGAACTAGTATTAGCTAAATCTGGATTTGAGATAATAAATTGCATAAAAGCAATCATCTCTCCCTCACTATACATTCTTTCAGCTTGCCATTCAGCACCAGCAATCCAATTATCAGTTTTACATAAATTTGGATCAGCAAGACTTGCAGCAACTTCTTCTAGTTTAACTAATTCAAAACTTTCCATCACTCAATTATTTTACCGTAAACAATAGCTATTCTTAATTCATAAGAAATAACCCTACTTGAAACCAAAAACTTCTCTCCGTTAAGCAAAACAACATCGTTTGCAAACGGTAGAACATTATCCTTCATTTTGTGAATAAGATTTTTACTTTCAAAATCCCGAAACTTTAATTCAAATTCATTCATAATTTAAATCATTTCATCTGTACAAACGCTGCATACTCTTAATAGCTCGTAATTTGTTTTCATTACGATTGAAAAAGGTTCTATTCCTTCATAATCCATGTTAAATGAAGTTAAAGCTTCAATCATTGATTCCGCAAATACGTTTACTCCTTTTGAATATTTATCACCTGTATTCTTAAAATATACTATGTGATACTCTTTTAATTTTAAATTTTGTTCTTTACTTTTCATTTTTCCTGTCGTTTTTAAATTGTTTTCAAATATAATAATAATTATTTTATAAAATAACTTTTGTTAGTTTATTTTTGTTTACAATCAGTTTTTAATTTATCACTCATCATCCTTGAATTTCATCTTTTTTATTACCTTACCTTTTGGCTTTACTTTTTTATCCGATTTAACTTTCTTTAAATCTCCATTTGTTAACCATTGATTATAATTAATTTCTTTATCAAATTCACTTTTTTTCATTACACAAACTTTAATTCAACATTTAACATTAATCTACATAGGTCTTGAAATTTATGTAGCTGGTTTGCTTCTTTTATTACTACTGAACCAGATGTTACATTGCATCCGCTATTTTCATTTCCGTAAAACAAAACTTCAATTAAAAAGTTTCCATTATACCTGTAAAAAACACTTTGAATCCTCTCAAATCCTGCTTTAACCAATAGCTCTTCAGTCAACATCATAGGCTTATATCTTCGCTCTTCCAATACGTTCCCCCATTGTAGCTTTACAATATCATCCGAATCAATAACATAAGGTTTTCCAGAAACCTCTACCATACTTCCAACCCTTACTTCTGAACACTTCATCTTGTCTTTTTTTTAATTTGAACAAATATATAAAATTATTTTACAAAATAACTATTTATAGAAAAAAAATAACCACTCCTTTTGAGAATGGTTAAGTTTACTATTGTTTATACTTGTTTACTTGTTTGTAATACTTATATTTTTCAATAAATAAAGAATCGTATCAGTTGTTGGTTCACAAATCAATTCCCATTCATTGTTATATGTATTATATTTTCTGATTACAACTTTGAAATTAAGATGAATAACATCTTTAAGTATTCCCTTTTCTTTTCTCCAAGGTTTAACTCTAAATGTTGCTTTAGAAAAATCTTTGTTATTTGTTTCTATAATATCTCCTACCATAGGCACATAATCCATTTCTTTTAATGAATATAAAACGAACATTCCATCGTTTTTTTCATTACATCTAAACCATACTCTTGTCATTTTTTCTACAAATTTACTGATAAATTTTGATTGGCATCGAACCACTCGGTTGTAATCTGGTAAATAGAAGGCGCACCAACTTCCCCGAACTCGTTAAATATTTCTACCATGGTTTATATCTGTTTAATTCCCACACACAGTCAGGAACTGTTACTACTGGCGTTTTAATTCTGAAGAACCACGCTCCGAATTTCTCTAATTTCTGATTAATTTTTTTCATCTTGTCGTATATTTATGTGTCAAATATAGTAAATATATTGACACGACAACATTATTTTACAAAATAATAAAAAAAAGGTTAAGTTATTGATTTTAAGGTTGTGTGTTGATTACTAGTAGGTAATAAATAATTCTTTTATAAAATAATAAAGGGTAAGACTAATCTTACCCCATTTTAACTGATTTTGTCGGATCGTACAATACGCAAACGACCTTCTAAATATATCGGTTGTAATTTAGTGTTATTTTCGTAAAATATTGGTTCACTATATAAAAATAATTTTGTTTATGAAGAAAGTTCCTAAAAATTCCTTTTTATTCCTTTTTTTACTTATTGTTTACTTTTTTTTTGAAGATTCGAGGTTGATTCGAGTTTGATTCGAGGTTGATTCGAGTTTCAAACCGCACCAAGTTTGTTCCAAAAGTGACCAAATTTTTCCCAAACTGCGTTGTAAGTAATTGATAATCAATAAAATTTTGTTCCAAAAAAAACCACATTTTTCCCAAATGGTTAAAATTTAACAACCATTTTTTCAATTTCATCTAAGTTTAAAACCCCTTCTTTATGTAGTTTGAAATACTCCTTTAAATTTTCAGTTCTTAAAACGTCTGCTTTTTCATTATTTTCAATGATAGTCCTTAACGTTTCAGCTTCAGATTCAAGTTCTTTTATATATTCCTGCTCTTCCCATCCAATTATCGGACAATCGAAGTCGAATACCACCTCAAAGCGTTCCTCCTTCATGTGAAGTCTTAATCTCATTGGTGGACGTGTTTCCTTTGTAAATTCATACTTTGCAATTTCAAGAAATCTATGTAGGTAAATTTTAATTTGTTGGCTTTCTTCATCTGTGACTATTGGAAAAGTTTCTCCTAGAAGCGTGAATGATTTAAAACCGTATGTATTGAGCATTTCAACTATGTATTCATAAGCTCCAAAAGGATTTACAGAGCAACTCATAACTTTCTTATTGTTTATGTTACCATGTAAATTAAACAACCCTAAACCCCTTCTTTTCATATTATTTCTCTTTTGTTATTTTTGATCCATACTGCATTAATTTATAGGCTTCAGCGAGTGAAACTTTACTTTTTGCTTTTTTAGAACCGTCTGGATTCCAACTAAAAAGTTTTGATGATTTTCCCAATTCAGAATAAACTAAAAAAGTTCTATTTAGGAACTCAACTTTCGAAACGTCCTCTGGTTTACATTCGTAACTACAGGATTCCAAAAATTCCTTTACTTTTTTAATGTTTTCATCTGTTTTCTTAAAGTAAATACCGTCAACCCAATAGAATATAAAGTCCTCACCTAAAGACTTCATTAAATCCTGCATAACGTCCGAAACTCGTTTACAGATAGCAAACCAAAGGTTTTCTGTTTCGTAGCTTCTAATCGTTTCAACGTGACGATAAATCGAACCGTCATAAGTATATACCTCTTTTCTTTTTGCTAATGATCCCAAGGAAGCCAAGCGTGTAATTTTGTCTTTTTTCAGTCCTTCAAGGTAGATTTCTTTTGAAATAACACCCATCATCAAAGCTGTTTGCCAATAAGCTCCATTAATATCTAAGCAGCAAACATTCTCAAATACATCACCCTCTTTGATAGTTCCCTTTATCGAAAAATATTCAATATCCATAAGTCTATAGACGTTTTCCCTATATCTCATAGCCACATAGTTATCAATCGAATATTTCTTTACCTTCTTAACGAAATTCATATCCTCTGGACGAAAAAATTTACTCATTGACCTACAATTCCATTCGTCACTATACAATTCAACTGAACTCCCAGAATTTACAATCGTAAATGGTAGTTTCAACCTATGAAGGTACTCAGCCTTAGAATCCAAACTATTTTTGTCAACCTGAAATATTTTACGTTTCACGTTCTTCAAGGCACTATTATTTGCTTTTTTCAATTCGCTCATCTTGTCGTTATTCTTATTTCTTTTAAAACCCTATTAAACTCAATTACAACCTGATAGTTACCCCCTTTTTCTCGTTCATCAGTCATTTCCTCAACGCGTTCCTTAATATCGTTAATCAACTCAAAGTTATTGGTAGGAATAACATATTTTAAACCGTCCAAATAGATAACATTGTAAATTTTTGAATCCAGAATATCTGTAATGTTACTATTCAAATCCCAAATACCAACATTCGTACTGAAAACTTCTCCTGAAGGAACATGGGGAGTAATATCCAAATCCGTTGGCTTGAATCCATGAATATTCAAGTCCATCAAAGATTTCAAATCACTCAATTCAGCATCCAACTTAGCTAATTCCTTACACTTAGCCTTCTTTATCGAAGCTTCCTTCTTACGTTCCTTTGCCGAAAGTTTTTTACCTTCCAACTCCTGATCCCTTTTCTCAATTGACTTACACAAATACTTAATCCTAGAACTCAGTTTTCGCTTCTTAGACTTCAATTTAGCGTACTTCTTACCGCACTTGAATAGTTTTACCTTGTACCTGTCAATCTTAACGTCAATCCTTCCTAAACGCCTTGAAGCAATTTCCAATCTCTTTTCACTCAATTCACCAGATGTAATCGAAACATTCAATCGTTTACGCTCAACATACAACTTTGACCTTTCTTTGTTGTACTTAACGCATAACTCCTGCTGTGTAGAACGCTGTCGTTTACCTTCGTTATTTTGCTCCTTAGAAACTTTACCCCCCTTTCTCATATCAATATACCAATTATTGTTTTTTAATAGCTTAAATCGAAAGTTTTGAAGTTAAATAGTCAAATACTCCTTTCAATTACTAAAGATAAGCATTTTTTAAACACTAAACACATTGATATACAACTTTTTAACTACAAAAATAGACGAAAATGAACGAAAGTTGAAGGTATGGATCAATTGTTTAAACAAATCTGTTACTATGTAGGTTATATTCCAGAGATGCACTTCGTGTTTTAATTAGTAGTATAATTTTTTTATCAAAAAATCACACAAGTTTTTTTTAGAAGTGAACTTCTTTTTTTTTGGTTGTTGGGTGGTAGCTCCGTAGGGG